CCTACATTTGATTGGAAGACCGGTCTTCGTGAAGATACTTATGGTAGGAAGCAACATATAACTGAATTTCTATTCGAGCATTCTCAGAAAGCTGTTGATAAGGATATGGGTGGTAAAACATATCGTAGACTTCTTGATTTTTATAAAGGTCGTAGATATTTTCGTCCTTTTACCGATTTTGATATTCAAAAGATTCTATATCTTGATGCTACATTTGTTGCTCTTAAAGCCGTTATGATAGTTCTAAAATGGTATCGTATTCAAGACTTACCTATTCATTGGAGTTATCGTATTAAACGTGATGAGATAGCACTTGTAACAGATTATAATATTAATGATGTTCTTGGTACTGATGCTCTTGTTAAGAATCAACAGAAAGAATTAGATCTTCGTGCTAAGCTAAGTGAGATGTATGCTATTGATCTACGTAATATGTCTCGTAGTTCTATTGGTAAGAATCTAATGACTAAATTCTATTCTGAATGGTCTGGTATGCCTTCTTATGAGTTTGTTGATCTTAGAACTGAACGCAGTGCTGTGCCTATTGGTAAGATTGTTAAGGATAGTATTACATTCAAAACTCCTTTTTATAGGAAAATACTTGAAGCTATTCAAAGATATAGTATTTATATTGGTTTAGGTACGGCAAAGCAAAGTGAATTAAAACGAGAAAATATCGCTAATGGTATTGTTATTACTACTTGGAAAAAGAGTTTTCAATCTCTTGAGTTTTTATCTCATGATAAAGGTTATACTTTAGCCAAAGGAGGTCTTCATAGTAAAGATGATCCTAGAGTTATATGGGCTAATCCGGGTGAAGCTCTTGCTGATCCCGACGTTGCGAGCATGTACCCGAGCTTCATTGTTAATTATGGTGTTAGTCCTCATCATCTTTCATCTAAAGTTTTTCTAGGTATTGTTGAATGGCTTAGAACTACTCGACTTGATGCGAAACATAATGGTCGTAAATTAGAAGCTGATGCTTTAAAGATTGTTATTAATCGGATTTATGGAGCATTAAATGATGCTATGGATTATTTATATGATCCTGAGTGTACTTATACTGTTACTATAAATCTGCAATTATTATTATGTAACTTAGTTGAATCTTTCGAACTTAATGGTTTTGATGTATTATCTGCTAATACTGATGGTTTACTTATAAGACGTCCTAATGACAGACTTGATTTATTTAATTATATCTGTAAAGAATGGGAAGATTATAGTAAACTCAGTTTAGATACAGAAGTATTTGAAAAGTATTGTAGAAGTGCTGTTAATGATTATATTGCTGTTGGATATGGTTTCTATGACGCTTTACAAGAGTATAATCGTTGTGGTGTCTGGATTGATTCTAAAGGTAATACTTATACTACACGTCAAGCTATTGAAGATAAATTTATTAAGTTTAAAGGTTATTTTCTTCAAGACCCTGAATATAATAAAGGTTTTGTTTATCCTGTTGTTAAGAAAGCTCTTAAAGAATATTTCCTTTATGGTGTTGATATTATTGAATTTATTAGAAATTATATCAATACTTCTCGTACTGCCATTTATGATTACTGTTTTAGTCAGAAAGTTGCTGGTAAATATACTACAATTTATAAGACAGTTAGAGATGGTAAACCTGTTTATATTAAGTGTCAAAAGCATAATCGTTTTTATATTTGTAAAAGTGGTGGAGGTGCTATAACAAAAGCTATTGTTCCTGATTCTGATAATATAGCGTATGGTGATGATATTAGTGGAATAGTTGTTGAAGAAGAGAAGTCGCTTGTTGCTGATCAGAGAGTAGCTTTATTTAATGATTACGAATATAAAGAAGATTATAATCTTAATTATGGTTTTTATATTAATGAAGCCTATAAGATTCTTTATGGTAATGGTAAAATAGGTAAAGGTGAACGTCGTGGTATTAACAATAATAGTAATAACTTGTTTGGTTGGTAAGATATGAAGAGAGATAGAGCTGTTATTTATAAAGATTTTTATACCAATAAATTCTCAGCTGTTAAAGCTGTTATTGTTGTGTATTTAGATGCTGCCTTTGAAGATTTCTTTAATCAATATCCTTTCAATAGTAAGAACTTTAAAGATTACGACCATGATAAGATGCTTAAACATATTGTTTTTGATCTTTGTCGTATCATGGGTGATGCTGGCTTTAGGTTATATGAATTATTAACTGATTATGTTGATGATGTATATAATCGTAATGAGATAGAACAATGCGCTAGAGCTGTTCTTGATAATATTAAACTTACAGATGTTAATTAAGATAGATGAAAGATTACGATATTTCTGAAAAATATAAGCGTATTTATCAGGGTATTCTTAAATGGAAACAAGCTGGTTATAAAGGTCTATTTCAATATACTGAACGTATTGATATTCCTCTTGTAATTAGTGAGGTTATTCAACATGTAGCTAATCAAGTTGAAGCTGATCCTTATGTTCACATTGTAGTTCCTGATATTAAAACGAAAGATTCTCTTCGTAAACGCATTGTTCATACAGGTGTAGTTATAGATTTACTTAAAGATTTTATTGATCGTATCACTAAAACTTGTAAAGGTAAAGATATGCTATATACTGATACGTTTGTGATGCTTGATTGTACAAATGAAGCTTATCATAAAGATGATACTTATTTCAAGAAGTTGAAAAAAGTAGCTGCTGATAGGTTTTTATTTGTTACTACGAAAAAGATTCCGGTTAATATGTTAAAAGCGTTTACTGCTTGTGGTATTCCGGTTGTTGATACTATAACTAAAGGTATGGCTTTGGAAGAAGGTTGGATTTCTCCTTATGTTATATATAATGTTGGTATTGAGTTTACAAGTGAAGAAAAAGAGCTATATAAACAACTTACTGAACAAATTTCTTCTATGCTTTCTATATTTAAAGGTAAAGCTAAGATGGTAAATTATGAGTTTAGGAAGTTTACTCATTTACGTATGGATATGGTAGAAGATGATATGGCTCTTATTAAAGCTTGTCATATGGGTGTTAATTATGTAAATAATCTTACTGATAAAGTAGAGCATATACATAGTGAAACAGTACGTAACATGGTTGCTGAAGTTATGGGTTGGAAAGCTAATCTTGATCTTTCTAATGACTATAATAAGCAAGTAGAAATGTATTGGAATCCCGATAATATACTCACTCGTACTAAAGCATTTAGTGATGCTATTGAGAAACGTTTAGAGTTATATAATAATAATCTTAATAAGAGAGAAGCTATTGCTACTGCTATTAAGAATATTAAAGGTAAAGGACTTGTTTTAAGTAAGACTCGTTCTATTACTAATTTTGTTGAGACTTTGGATTACTGTATGTGTTGGTATAAAGGTATGACTTCTAGGATTTGTTATGATTTCAATGGTCAGCCTTATACTTATACTACTGGTGCCAAGAAAGGTGAACCTAAAGTATTTGGTGATATTGGTATCCGAAAAGAATGTTTAAAACATCTTGAACATGGTGATGTTTTTGTTATTGCTATGGATGAAGTTGCTAATGTGGTTTTTGATGTTGAGGGTCTTACTACAATTATATGTACCTCTCCATATTGCAACCCATTTAAGACCATTTCCGACAAGAAAGAGGAACAACTATACATGAATAAGCCTACTATTATAATATGGCTTTATATGCAAGATTTCGCACTCAATTCGGACGATTACCGCACGTCAAAAGAGAAAGAAAAGCTCATTGATGTGCAGAGTAAATTTACTACTGATATTGTCTGGACTAACGGCATTAAAGACGTTAAATTTTAATTTTTGATGATTTAGTGCTTACTATTGTTGCACACGTTAAAAATATTATCTACTTTTACCAATGGAAAATAAAGACAAAGAAAACGACAAAATGAGTGAAGAAGTTATTACAGATGATGCTACGAAAGACGGTGCTAACGCTGCTGCTAATAAAGGTGAAGTTGTAAAAGCTAATAGTGGAGCTGTTGCACAAGCAAATAAAGATGTAATTACTCGTAATCTCGCTGTTCTTGGTGAATATAGAACTTTTGCTGAAAGTCTTATAAATACTGATCTTGGTGCGAGATTTAAAGAAAATGTAACTAAAGATGGAACTGTCACTGAAATTATTAACATTGATAACATGGTTACTTGTTTATTAACTGGGCAGGAATTAGGTCTTTCTCCTATGACTTCTCTAGCTTATGGTCGTAATCTTAATCTCGACGCTATTCAAAAGGTTGAACTTGGTAAAACTCTTGGTCTTTCTGTTACCGCTTCTTTAAAGAATATATTCTGTTTTGAAAGTGGTGGTACTAGACAAGTTTATACGGGAATTAATGTTGTTGAAGGTTGTCTTAATAAACATCATATTGATATTGAGATTGACGAAGACTTTGTTCCCGTATATGAATATTTTAATGTTCAGCTAAGTAAACCTATTATTGAATTTAAACCTGAACGTCACATTGATATTGATGAATATAATGATGATTATGTTCGTAAAATGATGGCGGAACAAGGTATGATTCCTGTTACTCGTATTGTTAAGACTTATCGTACAACGGTTACTCTTGTTCGTAAAGGTAAAAGAACTACAATTTCTTATACTCTTCAAGAAGCTATTGACGCTGGTCTTAAATCGGGTAAAAACTCAATTACCGGTGCTGATGTTAAAGGTAAAGATAATTGGGATAAACACACTCGTTCTCTTATGAGAAAAATGGCGATTATGATCGCTGCTCGTATCTGCGCTAATGATATTCTTAACGGAATGTATTGTGATGTTGAACTTAAAGACGTTAAATCTATTAATGATGATTACGTTGATGTTCAATATGTAGAAGCAGATGATAACGCAAATTATTAAAGAATAAATACCGTTTGTGGTAGTGATATTGCAAACATCTATCTTACATAAACTATTAATAAAGTTAAAGTCATGGAAAAATTTAATTTTGATTTCTTGAAAACTGGTATCAATGAAGGTCGTTTTGAAACTGTAGCTAAAGCTGCTAAAGTGAGTGATGAAATTCGTCCTGAGTTGGTGGTGAACATCTCCATTAACAAGATGTGTATTAACGGTCTTGCATCTAAAATGCTTAACATTGAAACAGGCGACTATATGAAAGCTATGGTCTTGACTGCTGATCAATGTGAGAACGATGTGAACAAGAAGTTCTTCATCATGGTTTCTAAAGTAAAAACTGACGACATGATGACGCTTGCTGCTGTCGGTAAAGCTAAAGGTGTTGGTCGTAAATTGTTCTGCTCTTATGCAGCTTGCTACTCTCAATTCTTGCAGAATACTCCGGATGCACAAGCTATCACCGCTGATAAGTTGGCTGAACTTGGCTATGCTTACGGAATTGATAAGAAAGATTCTGAGGGTAAACCTTACACGAAGTACACCGCTAACCGCGAGGTTCACTACGAATTGGTTGATACCGGTATCGACTATCCGAACTCTGACGGCTCTATGTTACGTATCTGGGCTTGTGTGAACGCACAGATTATCGACCGTCCTTACGATCCGTCTGTTGAAGCTGAAACTGCTGCTGATGATGCAGAAAATAAGAAAGCTGATACACCGGAAACTATAGCCGATACCGTAAATGCTGAAATTGCTGCTAATGCATCGAAAGAAGCACCTGCTGCTCAAGAAACCGCTGGTGACGAGGATGATATTTAATCTATATCCGTGACAACACATTGCTTAGCTAAGCAAATCTATCTTACAGAAAGAGGGACTATTAAGGTTCCTCTTTTTTTTACTCTTTAAATTACTTATAAAATGAGTGAAGTTAATAAAAGTCAAGCTGCTGCCGGAGTTATTAATTTTGGTGAGGTTGTAGTTACCCAAGACAAGAAGTTTAAACCTCGTGAAGAGTTCAACAATTTGTGTCAAGCACATCTCGTATCTGTTGAGATCAAAGAAACCGAAACTCCTAAAGTAGATGAGAACGGTGTTGCATCCACCTATGAGTATGCCGGTATTCCTGTACCAACTATTGTTTTCCGTTATAAAGAAGAACCCATTCCTGGTGATGAAGTTGATCGATTCTATACTGATTCTTTCCGTATCGTCACTACTCGTAAAACTGACGGAACTGCTGTAGATGTTAAAACGTTTACCTCTTTGATTACGGAAGCGTACCGGAATTGTCGTCACCGTCTCGATGCTTATATCGGTTGTCCTAACTTCGTTGAACCCGGCTTTCCTCAGCCTATTGATATGAACGCTGATATTAACGGTCGTATCGCTCAATGGAAAGCATTTTGTGAGTTTTTTGTTAAAGCATTCAATGTTGGAAAAGAGGGTAAGCCTGTATTCTTAGATGAAAAAGGTGAACCTATTGTTGTTTGGATGAAGCTTCTTGCTCATTATGGTGATCGTAAGTATCTTTGTACTCCGGGCTTTGTTGGTCAAGGTTATGTTGAACGTGTTATTAACGGCAAAAAACCTTCAATTGAGATTCTTCCGGGTGAGACTGTTGAACTCTCTAAAGATGCTGATAAAGACGAGAAACCTGCTGGTGCAGCCGCTGAAGCTGGCGTTGCTATGGATTATGGTTCCGGTCAAAGCGTTAATGCTGATGCAATTAATGCTTTAAAGAATCGTTATGCTGGTAACGGTGGTACTCTGGGTAAATATTAAGATGTAACTTAGACTTTTGAAGAGGGTAGAGCAATCTATCCTCTTTTTTTTTGTGTCTATTGGTTTTGTGCATAGTGTTGCTAACGCTCCGCACGTGACCTCACCTTGTTCCCTACTGGGGATTGCAAATGCTACAAAAGATGTAAATATGTGGAGTACAAGTGATAAAGATTATATTTTGAATACACTTGATCAAGTACATATTTATTCTGTCTTTCTTAATGTTCCTGAAACAGAGATAAATAATTGTATTTGTTTACGCAATTATAAAATCTCTAATCCTCTTCGTTATGATCCTAATCCTTCAGTTAGTTTTAAATGGTATGGTAATAAGCTGATATTTCGTGATTTTGCTGATTATCGTTATCGTGGTGATGTATTTGAAATTGTTGGTCTAGTTCTTAAAAAGAATTGTACTAACAATAAAGACTTCGTTGAAATATGTTCTAATATCATCGAATATGCTTCTGATGTTCTTAATGATTCACCTTATGTTAATCGTGTATATCAAGCTCAGAATAAGATTATCAATAATGAATTTCGTGTTATTACAACTGTAAATCGTAAAATGACTTTTTATAATTATAGGTATTATAATCAATTTGGTATTACTAATGATCTTGTAGATAAATACGTGAAAGCTGTTGAATCTTTTAAGATTGATGGTGTTAGTAATCCATATTATTATACTCGTCAGGATCCTTGTTATGAATATCAAGTTAATGATGGTTGTATTAAACTCTATTTTCCATTTAGAAATAAGCATACGGCTAATCGTTTCATTACTAATAATAAGTGTCCTCTTGAAAATCTTGAGACTTTAATTGATACTAATTATAAGTTGATTGTTAAGTCTCAAAAGGATAAACTATTGATGTTACGAATACTGAGAGAGTTGAGAATTAATGATGTTGGAGTTTATGTGATTGCAAGTGAAACTGCTAAACTTCCTGATGATATTGTTGATGTTTTACGAAAGACTACTAGGATTCAAGTTTATGTTATGCTTGACACTGATAATACTGGTCTTACTTCCGCTATCGAATATGAAAAGAATTATGGCTTTATTGCTTTGTTCATGACTAAAGGTTATAGTGCTAAAGATCCTACAGATTTAGTTCGTATTACAGATTACAACTTCGTTAAGAAAAAGTTTGCTAATATGTATTTAAATGAGATCGTAAATGGTAAAAAAGGAGGAGTTGTGCCCTGATGCGCAACGGCTATTATGTGAGGGTGTTCCTCTTAGAGCTTTAGGTGATGGTACTAGGTACTTCTTATATCCTATGAATAAGACTGATTATAACATTGTTATTAATGCTGTTAAACAGCTTCGCGAAGCTATGAGTAAGATGTCTTATCAAAATGCTCAAATTAAACTAAATCAATTCGTTCATACTTGGGGTTTTAATCCTTTTAAAGAAGGTGCATTTATGGGCGAAACTAAGATTAAGTCTGATGAGGACTTTAAGATTGTTGAAACTCTCTTTGAAGTTGTTCAAGGTAAACTTCACAATAAACAAGCATTAACTGGTAGTTATCAATGTTTTTGTCATAAGAACTTTAAAACTATTGCTTATGCTCCTCATAAGACTATTCGTGATTCTTGGAATTGTATGCTGATTGCATATAATAATCCTACGCATTGTATTGTTTTATCGCATAACGTTGATGAAGATGGCAACCGTATATGGGGATGATAACGTTACTACTCTTTACAAGCGTGATGCACTGGGGCGTATTGTGTTTTGGAGGATTGAGACTGACGGAAGCCACGAGAGGATGTCATACGGCTTGTTTGAGCGACTTTCAGATGTCAGACAGGTAATTGTATCAGCTTCAACAAAGACTTCTTATAAGAGCCAAATCAAGCGTAAAATCGATCGAGGATACAAGACGGCAGAAATGTATGGTGTTACTAGTGATATGTATGAGAGTGCTAATCAACTTCATGATCTACTAGATAACGTTATTCCTAAATTTGCTACTGATGCAAACAATGTTGATAAACCTATGAAGTGTCAAAAGTGGAAAACTGGCATTTTTGATTATTCTAATGGTGCTTTTGCTGATCCTAAGATTAATGGGGTACGTTGTACTATCAAGTATGAAGCTGTTGATAACGGTTTATTTGGTACTACTTATGAGGTTGTTATTCGTAGTAAAGAAGGTCTTCGTTATAATGTAAAACATATTGAAGATGCTTTTATGACTTATGTTTATTGTACTCCCGATTATAGAAATATTACTTTTGATGGTGAGCTTTATATTAAAGATCAAAAGAATACTACTATTGGTGGTGCTGCACGTAATCCTAAGAATCCTCTTTATAAATATCTTCAATTTGTGAATTTTGATCTTAGTATTCCTGATGTTTCTAATAGAGATCGTTTTCATCTTAGAAGAAATATATTAAGAAAAGCCTTTAGTTTAGCTGTTAATAATGATGATGATTGTATTTTTATACAAGATATTCCTGAAGAACATGATGATACTAAAAATGCTAAAATAGTTTCATTATGTTCTATTAATATTAAAGGTGATTCTGATGTTGAAGCTTATAGAGATCGTTGTATTGCAGCCGGTTATGAAGGTTGTGTTGTTCGCTCTAAGATTGCAGAATATAAATTTGGTTCTCGTCCACAAACTATGATGAAAGCTAAACAGTGTGAAGAGACTGAATGTTTGTGTTTGGATATTCTCGTTGATCCTATAACTAAAATTGTTGATGGTCATGAGGTAGTTTATAATTATGCTAAGTTCAAATGTAAGAATGACTTAAATGCTGAAACATTTGAAGTTAAGCCTACAGCTATTTATAATGGCAATACCGATAATACTATGACAAGTGATTATATTCTTAGTCATAAGAATGAATTTATCGGTAAAATGCTTGCCATTAAGTTTTATGAACGTACAGATAAGAACATTCCGTTTAATGCTAATGCTTATGGAGTTCGTGATTATGAATCTAACGATTAATTACATATAATGGAAGATACAAATCCTTTTAAAGAAAAAGAGGAAATTAAACAAGACATTCCTGTTGATAGTTCTCCTTCTAAAGCTGAAGAAGAATTATCTGCACTTGCTATTACAACTGAGAAGTATAAACCTATTGTAATAAATGGTGTTTCAATTCCGTCTGTTGTTAGAACAGATGCTCCTGATAAACCATATATAGTTACAGAATCTCGGACTGTTGCTAATTTATCTAAGGATGAAGTTGATTGGCTTAATACCAATATTAATTTCATTCTTGATGCTACTGGCGAGTTTATTCCTGTTACTAGTGGTAATCAGTTTGTATTCTATCAAACTCTTTTGAAAATTCAGTATTATATTTATGCTCATAATATTCCAATTGAGTTCTTTGATGGTAACAATGAAAAAGCTCGCTATTATAAGATTTGGAATATCGGTTATTTGATCGACAATGAAAATTATGATAGTGCTTATGAACCTCAATTTCATATTTGTGTTGATAGTAACATGAGTGCTGAAGTTGAGTCTCGTGATCATGCTATTAAGATGTTTAACAGATATACTTATAATCTATTTAAGGAGGCTGTGAAACTTATAGATTATAAAGTTCCTAAAGGTAGTTCTTTAGCTATTGCTAAATGTTCTGCAAGACTTATATTTGATACTATTGAAGATTTTGAAGTTTGGATTAAAGATAGTGTTATCCCAGCTACAGAAGCTCCTACAAATAATCATATTCTTTCATTCTTCCCTAAACTTAATCCTTTGTATCTAAATTCTAAAGTTAGAACACTTGATACGTTTAGTTTCTATGCTAATCCTAAAGCATGGATTGCTCAGAATGAAGCTGGTAATACTTATAAAGCTAAGTTTAATATTTTGATGTTTCCTGAGTTTATTGGAGCATTAACTATTACAACTTATCATTCAGCCGCTAAGACGATTGAAGTTAATATGGAACAACTTTCTAATCGTCTTAAAGCTATTGCAGAAAGTCATATTTATAAAAAGGCTTAGCTATGAATGCTGTTAATAGTGTTACTAAAGAAATGTTTCGTAGATATTTTATAGCAGCACTTGTTAGCATTGGTATTCCACTTGATCAAGCTAATTTGTTTTGTTGTATGAATCAACGTAAACGTCTCATGGATTTTGGTATTTGTACCGTTATTTCTATTAAGCTTGATGAGTTTATGGAAGCTAGAGTTCCTGATTATAAAGGTTGTATGCCTAAAGATGATTGGGAAGCTATTATAAATTATAACTTTTCAGAGGATTAAGATATGAAAGTTGTTATTACTAAACATTTTCCTTTTGGTAAGTTTGTTGCTATTAATATGTTTGCTAGACTTTATCTTAAAGATAAAGATAAATCTAGGCTTACATTAATGATTGGGTATCCTAATAGATATTTTAAACTTATTCAACATGAACGTTCTCATACTAAACAACAGAATGACCTCTTAGGTATATTCTTTTATGTATGGTATGTCATTGAATGGTTCTTTAAACTCTTCACTGAAGGTAAGGCTTATCGTGAACTTTGTTTCGAGCGTGAAGCTAGAGCAAATGAAGTTGATAAAGATTCTTATAATGTTATTGTACATTACAAAAATGGTAAAGCTTATACTATTATGCAAGATAGTATTCCTATTTGTACTTATTATGACATTGATGATGTTATCAAAAATATTGATAATATTAAGTATCTTGAGTTTAAACCTTTGGATGTTAAAGGTAGTCTTATTAATCGTAAGTGGGGTAGTTGGTTGAGATATGTATTTAAAAGATAATATGGGTTGATTTCTTATTCAATTATAGCCTATGCTGTGAAGCACGCTGTTGAAGCCGCTAGTCTTAATTGACTAGCGGCTATTTTTTGTTTAATTTAAAATTGTTATTATGAATTTTGGAGAAGCTATTGAATGTGTTAAGACTCGTTCTTATATTGCTAGACGAGCTAATTGGAGTGATGATATATTTATATTTTCACAAGTTCCTGCAAATATAAATGAAGAAACTATTCCTAAAATGCAAAGTCTTCCGGATGTTGTTAAACGTGAGATTATAGAATCGGGTTTTACAAGTCTCGATTATCAAAATCAAATTTGTAAGTTTGATAATGGTGTTATTACTTATTATACACCTACTGGTAATGAGATTTTTGCTGATGATTGGGAAACTAAGAGTGATGATGCTCTAGCTGAATGGGAAAATATATGACACCTGAAAATGTAAGTGCTATTATAGATACTGTCAAAGGTGCTGTATTACCCAGTGAAAGAATTGCTATGTTTAATAAAGCTTGTGCAATTGATCCTCACGATACAGTAGTTATTGAAGAGCTATCTGAACTTATTAAAGCTGTTTCTAAGATTAATAGATGTCATAATAATAAACATCTTAAAAGTCTTATGGAAGAAATTGCTGATGTTAGAATTGTTATTGAGCGTATCATGTGTAAATATAATATTAAAGAAGACGATATTGATAAGCTCGTAGTGTTTAAAATAAATCGCTTTATTGATCAATATGGCATCTAAAAATAAAAATGATCAAGTAAATCATCCTAAGCATTATACTTCTGATCCTAGTGGTATTGAATGTATTGATATCACTCGTCATAGAAATTTTAATATAGGTAATGCTATTAAATATCTATGGAGAGCTGGTCTTAAAGAAGACAAAGATCGTAAGCTTATTGATAAACAAGTTGAAGATCTAAATAAAGCTGTTTGGTATCTTGTAGATGAGATTCATCGTCTTGGTGGTAGATGTACTGTTAAGACTGATTCAATTAATACTTGTTTGCCTATCGATAATGAAAGTATTATTGATGCTGTTATGAATTATTCTAAAGTTGTTGACGGTACTTGTAAAACTCTTTTAGGTGTTAGTGGTAATAATGATGAATGTAGAGGGATATTACGTCGTACAATTGAAGATCATATTGATTATTGGTATAGAGTTCAAAAAGATGGTGGACAAACTAAACTTGATATGTGATGAAATTTGTTAGACCTGTTAGTGTTATTCATACAGCTCATAATCTTAAAGGTGGCTTACAATTAGCTGAATTTGCTGGTCGTCTTTGTTATAAATCTGAAGGTAAGATTGAACCCGGAAGTTACGTTAAGTTTCTTTTGATGCTTATTGATAAAGGTCATACTTCGATTCTTGAGCATTGTCCTATTTATGTTTGTGGTTATCATGATATGATGAGTATTGAAATGATAAACATTAGGCATTCTGCTTTTTCTCGTTTTGTTTTTGATATTAAAGATGCAAGACCTGATTCTCATTTCTATTATATCTACACTAATCTTCGTGTTGTATATAATGAAAGTCCTGAATTAGCTAAAGCTCTTATTCAGACTTCTACTATGGAAGGTGATGAGATTTGGAAAGCTCATGGTGTTGCTTGGTTTGTTCCAAAATTCAATCATCCTTTCGCTCGTATGAGTGCATATATAACTACTCTTAGAAGTATAGTTGATGAACTTGTACGTGAACGTATTCAATCTTGTGCCGTTGAATCAACTCGTTGGTGTGATTATTCTAATGATTCTAAATTTAATGGTGTTACATTTTGTTTACCTCATTGGGTTAATTCTAATGTTTTTGATAATGCTATTAATAATTTTATTAGACTTATTCAAGAAGTAGATGATTCTTTAAGTAAAATTAATAAACTTCAAGCTTATTATTCTAGAGCTTATGTTTTATATGAAGGTGCTTCAGATATTAATTATAAAAAAGTTTATCATTATATTAAAACTTGTATTATTAATGAACTTTCATATTATGAAGCTAAAGATGTTCTTAAATTATCTGCACAAGATGCTCGTGAATATTTACCTTTAGGTATTAAAAGTGAAATCTATTATACAGGATTTAATGAAGATTGGGATAATATAATTGATAAACGTTTATATGATAAATTTGGTAAATCTCATCCTAATATGCATATTATAATGAAACAATGTAAAGATCATCTTGGTGTAATTAGAACTTCTTAAAAAGCTATTATTGATTTAGATCATGGCAGAGAAAGTGAAAGTGCAGGTGAATAGATTACCAGCATTTATACCTCTTGATATTTATATTAAATATTACGGTAAACCTACTACTGTATTTGAACAAAGTAATTTAGATTTACCTGTAAGTTATTATGATACTCTAACTGAAGGTATGAGTCTTATCCATAGACCTTTTGTTGCAGGTTGGGCTAGTGTTCCTACTAATACTTTATTAGTTAAGGATACAATGGTTCGTTTTAAAGAGATTGAAGATTATAGTTATTACCAAACTGAATTGAATTTCGATGAATCTGTTTGAAATACAAGCTAATATTGATAGGATATTAGAATATGCTGCCGAGAATGGTGGAGATATAGGAGAAAGTGGCGCTGAGGAACTTGCGATTAGTGAAGAGGAACTTAGTGAGAAACTTTATGCTTATGCTTTTGTTATAGATCGTTATAACACTGATATAGCATTACTTAAACAATACAAGCAAGCTCTTGATGATCGTGTTAAACGTACTGAGAAAAAGATTAAACGTCTTAAAGATGTTGTGGCTGAATGTGCTTATAAGTACGGTGAACCGGTATTAAAGAAGAATACTGAAACTGGTATTAAAGAGCCTACTGGTAGTATGTCTCTTAAATATCCGAATATTACTATTAGTGTTCGTAAAGGTCAGGAAGTTGTTACAGATACGGAAATGTTTAATAGCTTTCTTAATCAAATGTATCAATATTTTGAAAATCCATCTGTTGATACAGTACCCGCGAACATTGATGCTATTAAAGGTTTTATTGATGTTAAACTCGATAAAGGTTTAAATCTTGATAAAGCTAATAAGATTAAAGCTATTCTCGCTGAACATGGAATTACTTTTGAAGAAGGTGATTTCAAATTCTATGTTAATAGTACTAATCTTAAAGAAACATTGAATCAATCTCCTGAAGGTCTTGATGCTTGGACGCTTCAAGAAAAGGATATTGTTACAATTAAGAAATAAACTTCTATTAAAACAAAGTATATTATGCCTTTTGTAAATTATCAAAGACGTCCTCTCGTATTTAATGAAATGGGCAAACCTATCAATGATTTGAGTATGGAGGATGCTATTAAAGAAGCAAATCTTGATTATAAAGTAGGTATTAAAGAGACTCGTGTTCGTCTTGAAGATCCTGCTAATCCAGGTAGCTTTCTGTTATATAAAGTTCCTAACAGTTTTGCTACTTATAGAGAAGATACAAATTATGTATTTGGTGCTGTTGGTTCTAAGTACGAAGTTGTACAGAACTTTGTAGCTCTTGATTTTATTAATCAAATATGTGATTACGATAAGAGTGTTCGTATTGAAACTGCTGGTTGCTATAAGAATGGCGCAAGTATGCTTGTAACTGCAAAATTCCCTGATGCTATCACTATTGATAATAAAGATCTTATTGATAAGTATCTCTTATTTACCAATAGTCATGATGGTTCTGGATTAATCACATGTGCTGTTACAAATATTCGTGTTATTTGTAATAATATACTTAATCAAGCTATTAAAAATGCAACACAACAGTTTTCTTTTAAACATACAAAGAATGTTCACAACGCTATTATGAGTGCTGTGAATAGTATTCGTGCTACGCATATCTATCATGAAGCTATGCAAGAATCTATGCAAGCTCTTAAAGCCATTAATATTAAATCTAATAATATGACTGGCTTTGTGTATAATCTGTTTCTTAATGATGAACAACAAGAGCACATGAAGCTTAGAACTAATATCTTTGCTGCTGATAAGGATATTATTTCTACTAAGACTCAAAATAAAGTCAAAGCTGTTCTTGATACTATCGAGAATGGCGTTGGTCAAGAGTTACATCGTGGTACTGTGCTTTGGCTTTATAATGGTGTGAGTTGTTATCTGAATAATGTTGTTGATTATAAGTCTTCTGAAGATCGCTTTGAAGCTCTTACTAAAAAAGGTGCTTATAAGCTAAATCAAAAGGCTTATGATCTTGCCCTAACGGCACTAAGAGCTGCATAATGGAAGAAACTAAAACACATACGTGTTATATTGAAGTTGATGGGAATGTGATTACTCGTGATGCAAATGGAACTCTTATTCAAGAATTTACTGGTAATTGGTCTGTTTTGCATAAAGTGTATAGATTCGCTACTATGACCGCTGCTGAAAAGCAAAAGCATAAGCGTCTATCTCCTAATCTTTATATTGGTAGTATTAAGTATGTTATGAGGCATCCGGGTACTAACAATAGTTTTGTTGTTACTTCTACTCAAATTAAGAAGATTCTACCTTTTATTGTTAATGTGAATAAAGTTAGCTTTGGTGGACTGAGCGAATGTGGTGAAAGTGAGGAATATTATTAATACTTCTAAGTATAGTGCTGTTACAAGTGCTATGCTTAGTTCCGCTCCTGACCACACCATGTTCTCTACTGGGGTCTGGAAAGCTACTCTTAGCGTTTCTAATGCTAGTCGTATTAACGTTAGTACAAATCATCATAGCCGTATGGTTAAAACGACTTCAATAGAGGCTCATAGAGACACTTTCTTTTGTGATATGAACTAATTATCGTCTGCCAATAGATAATCAATATATGAAGCCCGCAGGTGGCAAAAAATGGCATTGTGGAGCATTGCAGACCCCGGTAGAGGGATAGATGTGGAACGGAGCGGAGCGTTTGCAATGACACGAGCAGGAGTATGAGTAGTATAGATACAAGAAGAGAGAGGACTGACAGTATTATCTGAAAGCCCTCTCTCATTTTTTTTAAGTCCAACAGAAGTCCTTACTTATTTAGTTCAACTATCATCTGTAATATTGGGTTCTGTTGCATATAGTATGTATTGTTCTTTGGTAAATAGAACATCTTGTTGTATTGATTGAATAACGGAATAGTTTTCTTAAATGCAATCCAACGTTTATCTTCATCTTTATATGTACCTCTATCATAAAGCATTTCTTCATCATCTACAATCATTGGAGCAATAAGTGTCCAATAAGCAAGATTAAGAACATTAGACATACTTGTTTCAAAAGGTATAGGTGCCTCCATAGTACGTTTATAGAATGAATAAAGACCCCAAGGTGAAGTTTCATAAAGTTCAGTTTGAACACCATAAATAGTATAACAAGCAAGAGCAAAGAATCGATTTTCATCAAGTTCATCGTCATCATCTTTTGCAGCATATAGACTAGCAGCTACAAGAGATAAACCAACAAGAGTTGTAAAATTAAACATGGCTCTTTTTATATTAGCCTTTTGAGCTTGAGGTAGAGTATTATATCTAAAGTTTATATCTTTGAACCAATATAATAAACCGCAGAACCCATTGAATATAGCTTTAGCTTTAGTAGCAAAATCAATGTCTTCATCATTTTCTATAGCTTTATCAATAGTTTCTCTATAAGCACTTTTGCCATTAGATAATAGAAAATTTATCATATCCATGTAAGCACCACTTCTATAAGATTCAAGACGTTCATCATATATAGTTTTACCAAAGCGTTTACCCCAATAACGAATGAAATTAGGACGAAGCCATTTACGGAATTGAAGTATCACCTCTCCCCACATCTTACCAGATAACATAGATTTATCGAAAGTATTGTAAATACCATGCAAACTATGATTAACACCTTTAACTTTACCTAAGAACTTAGCAAAATCTTCAAGAGTTATATTACTTTCAGCTTTAATTGAAGCGATACCATCTTTAAGTTCAAAAGCATCATATATAACTTGATTCTTTTCAAACTCAACTCTAGCATTCTTAAGACCTTCTTTATAAGCCTTAGCGTAATTAGATTTCCATTCGTTAGTAAAGTTATTAGCACGATAAGCAATAAATCGAGAAAGATAATCTATAAATTCAACGTTATTGCCTTTAACAGATTCTTGTTTATCTTTATATGCTTTATACTTAGTATAAGTTTCATCATTAACCATATCTCTAAAGAGACGTTCTCTAAGTGAGAATACGAATTGATCATAATTCATAATAGTACCTGCAACAATGCGATGAGTTTGCATAGCTGACAAGAAAGTAGCGAATTGCAAATAATGCTCACCAATAGTATTAGGAGCAAACATCACATTATCCCATTTAGACATACCAAGAGAAACAATATTAGTCTTAGTATCTACTCCAGCTTCAATGTGATCTTCAAAAATATTACCAGCTAACTTCATTAAAGCTGCATCAAGATTATTACAAGTATATTCACCAAGTGATGCCCATAATGATGGAAGAGCTTTAACATACATTTCATGAGCTTTAAGAAGTGTAGCTTTAGTAGTAAATTCACCACCAGTTGCTTCGCTTACAATATTGATATGACCTGTACCAATATTCTTTAAAGCAGCAGTTAAGTTTATCCACATAAGAGATTTACTATTAACTGTATGAAGTATATTAAGAAGTTGATCAGTTAATGTATTAATACGATTCTTACCTTCAAAAGCATCATAGAATTTCTTAAATCTATCAAAAGCTTCTGTTTCTTTACCTTTACGAGAAACAACTTCAGTTTTATGAGTATAAAGAGATAGAATCTTATTAATAACATTCTTACTCTTAACACCATATTCACGAGCTTGGAACTCAGGCATAGCAAGAATAGTTTGCAGAAGATTAAGTTCAGGCTCAAAGTCACGATTAACTTTAATACGTTTAAGCTGATTAATATAATTAAGAGTAACATTCATAGGGTCAAAGTTCATACGATCTCTAACATCACCTAATTGTTTATCAGATAACTCTTTATTATATTCGATAATATCTGCAATGGAAGTAATAGGTTTATAATAGCCTCTATGTTTAGCTATTTTATTAGCTTTTTCAATTAGAGCATCATAAGCTTCTTTATTTGTAATAGCGTAGAGATCATACTTAATACGACCTATAACTTCTGGACGATTAAGTGCAGTAGCTTTAAGATAGTATTGAGTCTCTCCACTAAGTGTATTTTTATAATCATCTTCTTGTAATTCGTGATAACCAACAAGTTGTTTAAGAGCATTCACATGATTAGCAGATATGAAAGTCGGGAAGAAACTAGCAGATCTAACAGTGTTAGGCATTGCAATATCATTAAGTTCTGCAAACATCTCTTGCATTTCAACTATCATATCAATATCAGAATGAGTAAGTTTACTAAACTTAGCGTCTCTATAATCAGCTTTTGCAGTTTGAACTTGAAGAAGAACTCGATTAGTAGTTTGACCTCTAACACTAAGTTCAATATTATTAGCTTCAGCAAATTTCTTACGAATCTTAGATTTATAAACACGTTCAATTAGCTTAGTATAATAGTATGCTTCTTCGGCACTAAGATTAGGAAAATACTTCTTAGGATTATTATATACATCTTCAAGATCAAGTTCAAGTCTACCTTTAATAATTTTAGCAGGTATTGAAACATTCATAGTAGAGTATATAGTTTTACCTACAGCATGAACTCTTTTCTTATGTTCTTTCTCAAGTTTAGCAAGAGCATCTTGAGCTTTCTTAATTGTAGCAAAATCGTCAGATTCTAATAGAGGTTCTAACTCAGATCTTCTCTTAATATAATCATCGTATTCACGAGCTTTACCAATTTGATAATCATAGTTGGCTTTAGTCATATCAAACGGTGTAACAAGTTGACAATTAGCTTCATTAATGAATCTAGCTCTAAAGTCATTAGAACGAGATTGAGAAAAAGTCATATCAGGTTTACCATTAGACTTTTCTTTATAGAATCTATCATACTTCTTAAATAATGCGAATGTACGCTTATTATTATTGAAAGCAAATTCAGTAGCATTAAGAGTATGGAACTCATATTGAGAAAGAACTGTATCAATGATTGGAATACCACTTTGAGCAGCAGAATCTAACCATTTAATAACAGTAGATAAATCAAGATTATCACCGAGCATACGACGAATATTCTCTTGAATATCTCTTTCATTTATAGTATAAACGCCAATTTCATCAGCATTAAAACCGTTTTCAACAAGCTTATCTTGAATATACTTAAATTTAGTATTGAAAGCAGGATTATGACTTCTTTGATTGATTAAGAAACCAAAGTAAATCTTAGAAGCATCAACAACTTTACGTTTAAGAGGCATAATCTCAGCATATAAACCTTTAAGATTAAGAAGAGCTTCATTAAATTCTGCAACACTATCTTTAGTATTTTGAGAAGCATTTTCAAAACTAGCTTCATCAATAGGATTTAGATCTTCAATATAAGCTTGAGACTTTATAAGACTACTGAGTTTATTCAGATCAGTAACCCATTGTTTACGATCAGCAACAGTACCTTTAGTCCAAAGCTTAAATATAGTATCAGTATCCATTGGCATTTGAATAGCTTTAATCATATCTTTAACATTCTCTAGTATATTAGCATTATACTTGAATGTTTCAATATAATTAGGAAGACTATTCATATCTCTACCAAGTCTAGCAATTTCACTTTGAGCTTTAGCATCAAGCTTATCAAGATTAGTATTGAGTTCACCCATGAGATTCATTTCATCTCTAAGAAGTTTAGTATTACCGATAGCAGTCTTTTCAACTTCATAAAGAGTATTAATAAATTCAAGGTTTGACATACTAATTCCAGTATTATCATCAGCTATGAACTCTGTATCTAAGACTTTAGAGAACTTAGGAGTTGAGCTATTAATAGTATGAACAGTAGTATTAAGATCTTTTTTAATACCAATGTAATCAACTATAATATCATTGATACCATCAGCTTGAATCGCACTAACATTAGCTGGATTTAGCCTTTGAATAAGCCTGTCTAAGCCCTTAAAAAGTTGTCCTTGTATTGTTAATCGTTTCAATTGAGAAAGCGTCTCTCCGTTGCCGACAAGTGCCAAACTTTGGATTTCCGAGGGCAGTGTATCGGTATCGAAAGTGTCATTGATAGCTGCCTGCAATGGGATAGTAGTAATAGCAGAAGTATCAATAAGACCTCTATATGTATCAGATTCATTACCAATATAAATTGTATAATCAGCGTTACTTGTAGCAGCGTCTATAGCTGATGTAAGACTGTTATGAGTTTCTACATTAGTAACAGATGAATTAAATCTACGATAGAATTTACTCAAAATAGTAGCAAGTTTCTCGTATATTTCTTGAGCTTCAATGTTATATTTATAATAATCATTAGCTGTAGTAAGATATTCAGATTTAAATGTTTTATTAATAGGATAATAGAACGTACAATCATTAATATCAAAACGCTTATAAAGCATACCTTCAGGTAATTGAGCTTTGTAAGTCTTTTTAAGACCAGTAAGTTCTTTATCAATTACCTTTTCACGAGTCTTAAGATATACATCATCAGCATAACTAGAATTATTTACATATCTAGTAGGTTCAAAGATCATTTGACCAACGATGTTCCAAATATCATTATGTTTAATACCAATAGCATTTTTAATAACACTATTAAGAGCATCTTCTATATACTTACGAGTTTCAAGATCAACATCTTTATGCCATTCGTTAGCTACTGCACCTTTAAGATCAAATACAGCTCTAGAGAAATTACTCTTAGTAATCTTAGTAAAAGTTGGAGTTTGATCTTTAACTTTACTCTTCTTACCATTAGTATCATAAACATATTCAGGTTTCATATATTTAACGATACGAGTATTCTCTGAATTAGCACGAATAAAAGCTTCGATGAAAACATCAAGTTCTTCGTTAGTTCTAAGAAGAATATTATCTTCATTCGCTTGACTAGCATAAAGAGCTTCAGCATAGTTATAAAGAGCAGCATTTTCTGAACGGAAGTTACTACCACCATCAGTAATACCTTGTTCTCTCATAGCTAATCTAATATCTCTATCGCTAGTACCGTCAATAGATTCAAAATTAATAGAATCAAATTGATCTCCCCATGAAGTCTTATAAGCACTTACATAATTACCGTTTTTAGTCTTGAACTTACCATAAAGATCAATAGGAATATACTTAGAAAGATTACGACCAAAATCAAGTTTATTAACCCAGAATGCGTATCTAACTAAGTTCTCACCAAGAATACGACAATACTCATCAGGACTATTAATAAGCTGAAAGAATGTGTCTCTAGTAAAATCAATATCATCACTTTCCTTAGTTGAAATAGAAATATATCCAGTTCTTACAATTGTACTCTCCATAGTATTAGGAGAAAGCAATGAAAGAATATGATTAGGATTAAGTCTAAGATTACCTTTAGTAACATATTGACCATTTACAGCAACATATCTACCATCAGTAAGTGTATTCTTAACCATAGCTAATTGAATACCAACAGGTAATTCTTTAAACATAGCTATTTTTTCATCATGAGTATAATTTCTACTTTCAAGTTCATTGTACCAATTTTTAAGATTGACATTAGTAAGAGCTAAATCAACAGCGCCTTTGAATTTAAATTCATTAGTTTGTTCGTCTTTAACAATATTAACACATCCTAATAACTTAGCACGTTCAGCAAGAAGTGTTTCCGGACTTTTACTGTCATCATTAAAGAAAGGCATTTGTCTAATTTTATCAATAATAGCATAATTAACCAGAGCTTCTCTAAGTTCAGGATTATTAATCTGTTTAAGCTTAGCCATACAATAATTAATCTTATCTTTGAAAGCAGGATTCTCACTAATGAAGAGATCATGAAACATATTAACAGAGATCTCATTAGTAGAATACAATTGTTGTTGAAGAATAGGATAAGCACTATCTTCAATTTCCCAATTAGTATTAACAACTGACGGAAATATAGCTTCAATCATTGATTTATCACCAATTCTAAAAGGGGATTTAGGTTTATCAAGCTGAATTACTTTACCATCAGAATCCTTATTTTCAAGAAGATAATCATTAGCTTTAAGCAACCAATTATCAATGACTTCACCTTTATCAGTAATTGCATTTACACTATAGTATTTATAGAGTAATTCATTGCGCATATTCTCAGGAATACCTGCATCTTTAGCATTCTGAATAAGAGTATTAACATTATGCTCAAGCATTGCAATAGATTCAAAGAGCTTATTACTTTCAGAAGTCTTAGGACCAGCACCTTTCTTTTCAGTAATAAGACATCCTTGTGCACGTTTCATAGCATTTACAGCTTTATCAACGTACATATAGTAATCTAAAACTTCAAGTTGTCGATTAAGATAATTAGCATAAGCTTCAAAATCTTCAACTGTATGTTTATAGTTTTGACCTTCTTTAAATAGAGAATCAAGTTCAGTAATAGTTTTAGCTTTATTCTGAATCTTACTATCTACTTCGTATGCAGTAACACCAACTTCATTTGCAAGAGCTTCAATAAATCTAGCCATAGCATGAATTTGTTTCATGTTTATTGTATGACTATGTTCGTGAGCTTTCGCAATCGCCATATTACTAAGATCTTCTTGTGCAAGATATTTACTAAGTTTAGTAATAACATCTTTAAGACCTACATTATCTTGTGTAGTTTCAAAATAACTCTTAGCAAAAGCTTTAAGACTATTACCTTTATCAGCAAGAAGTTTACTCATAGTAGCAACAGCGTCAATCATATAATCACTGCGTACATTATGGAAACTAATATTAGTAAAGTTATTAGAGTTTTCAATAGACTTAATTGAAATATTCGTAACAAAATCAGTAATGATTTGCTGAGATTCAATAAGAGCAGAATAGATATATCTATTAGTACCTTCAACTTTAGCATTGCCAGCATTAAGATTAGCATTCCAACTTATAGGGAATGAAGCAAGTAAAGCGGTATTACCAATAGTATATGTATTCATATTAAACCAAAGATTATCTTTAACAGCATCAAGAATATGAGATGTTAATTCAGAACGCTGTGCAGATATAGGCTCACCATTTATATCAGTCCAAGTACCATAATCATTATTATAAAGAGAACGACACCAAACTGTAACGCTATTAGAAGCTACATCTACTTGAACACTATGTTCACCATTAGATAATCTTTCATCTTTAAAGCATTTAAGAATCTGTTTTTTAGCCCATTCAGCTTTATTAGGAATATCTTCATTATAACCTTTAATATCACTGAAATTAAGTCTAATAGGAATAGCAAATTCATCAGACAACATAGTCTGTGTAAATCCCATTATAGATAGAGCATTATCCGCTGCAATGGATTGACCTTTAAGAACTGCAATATTATTATTAATATTACGAATCTTAATCTGATCAATAAGAAAATGCTGATTCATCATAGAGTTATCATAACCAGCAATTCTATTTATATAAGCAGCAGCAGCTTTACTATGATCAAACTCATTGGGTTTCTCTTTATTAAGAGTATTCTTAATATCAGAGTGAATACCAATCCAAGTATCAATTATAGCATTATCCTTAGCAGCTCTAGGCATACGACGATATTCATTAAGACTATTCCATTTTGGAGTAACAGTTTCTTTAATGAATTTCTCGTATTTAGCATCATAATCACTCTTAGCTTTTTTAAGTTTAGAGTAAATACTAGCTTTAGTATCATATAATGCTTTAAGTTCTGCGTCAGATATAGCCGGATTCATATTTGCAGTATTATAAGCTTCAATTTCGGAAGACTTCAATTCCATAGCTTTAGCAAGTGCATTACGCTCAGATACATTCTTTGAATAGAGGCGTTGTTGCTGTAGATTTTTATATTCTTGCTTTAAGCGTCTTATAACAGAATCATCAATACTAGCTTGTGCATTGATTTTAACATTAATATCTGCAAGTTCATTAACTAATGGAATCTTTTCTTTCAGATATGCGTTTTTAAGTGCATCTTTAGTTTTACTAAAGTAAACATCAGAAACGTATTCCAAAGATTGACGTTTATAAGTATCACTATCATTTTTAGTATATTCAACATATTGTCCATCAATAACGTCAAATTCTTTCATAGATAAGTAGATACTATCAATATCGTAGTCCCAACCGGTACGAGTAACAAGATGTTCAGGAACTATAGCTTGACTAGCACCATTATTCAGAACTCCTACAACTTTAGCAATGAACATAGATTGATGACCCTCAGTAGGAATACGAATACCAAACATCGTTCTAAGATTCTCTGGAACACTATTCAAATCAAGATTACCATTAGCATCTAATTTAAATCGAGAATCCCAGTTATTAAGTATAATCTCAGCAGGATGAAAGACTTTAGTACCATCAGCTTTAGTTTCCCAATATTCACTTTGAAGTTTAAAGTCAGCATTTTTCTTAATTATAGGCGTACCGTTAGCATCTCTTTTAATCGTACCATCTTCATTAAGTTCAGCCCGAGATTGCCAATAATCATCAGAGAACTTAATTTGACCTTCAAGATACATACGTTGAACATTAGCTTGGGTCCCTTTAACAATCCCTTTTTTGTCCAACGTAACAGCAGCGGGTTGTAAGAAAGTATCAGGTTGAATAGTAACGTGAGCGCCTTTAAGTTTAAGATTAGTAACACGACGTGTAATACGAGCTAATAGAACTGATTCAATACGACTCTTAATCGTAGGATGATAAAAAGGTATAAAAGGTTTACCATTAACAACAACAGTAGCTTTTATGAAATTTCTATCAATTTCAGTTTCATTAAAATATCTACGAAGATCTGCAAGAACTAAATCAAGATCAACACCGATAACATTTCTGAGACCACCGTCAGTTTCAATTGAAGTATATTTAATATTACCGTCATTAGTAATAGCACCCCAATCAGCCAACAAACGATACATTTCATCATTTGCGTTAGCAGAAAGTAACATCTGATAATATTCAAAAGCTCCTGAACCATCATAAGAATAATCTCCAGTTTTACCTTTACGAACAGTATCACCTATAGTATAATCTCCATTAAACACAAGGTTATCAAGAATACGCTTTTGAAGCTGAGTACCAATCTTATTCTCTTCATCCATAAGATGTGAAGGAACTTGTTGTTGAATATAGAGGTTACTATGACTAAGAGTTTGTTTAAAATTTTCAACACCTTTAGGATAACCTTTTAATTCAAAACGTTTGGTAGCTTCATTATATTGAATATTAAGAGTAGCTTTTGTACCATTAGTATAAGTGTATTTACCATTTGCATCTAAAATAGGGAAACCTTTAGAATCAACTGCAATATCTCTAGATATATCAAAGAGTTGAACTTTAGGCATACCACCAACTTTATGACCAGATTCAAAGTTAATAGAATCAATATCTTCTTGTTTCATCCAATCATAAAGAGTTTCATAACTAGTACCTTTGTACATACGTTTGAATATAACAAGGGTACTATTCTTATCTTGATGCGAAAACACAATATCAGTATTAAATCTATTATTAAGTGTAGACTTACCACGTTTATAGAAGTAATACTTTAACTGTTCAACAATACGTGCATAATCACTAGGACTAATAGGTGTATCCTCATCAGCAACAATATCAGCTAAAGTTCTACCAGAAGGTAAAGTAAAACTATCATAATCACCCATAGCTTTGAAACGTCTAATACACTCATCTTGTGTAATAACATTGAAAGCATCGGCAGTTGTAATAGTCTTAGAACCAAAGCGTCTATTAAGTTCATCAGAAGTTGCTTTATCATTTGCAAATGGCTCAAGCATCTTCTGTAACATATTGTCTTTAAGATTAACATCAGATACAACAATCTGTGTATATGTAGTATTAGAACGAGTAGTGGAACCCGGTCTTACACCTTGAGATGCACGCTTAGCCCAATCAAGAGCATTCTTAAATTCAAAAGTATAACCAGTGAATATCTCTTGAATAGCTATATCAGCAACATAATGATTACAAAGAAGATTAGAAACAACATAACCCCAATAACGATCATTTTTATAATCTTCAGGAAGAGTTTCATTAAGAGCTTTAAGTTGATTCTTATATGTAAGAGTCGATTGAATATTATCTCTAACAGGAGCTAGATAATCAAAAGCATCTTGAAGATGACTATTGATTCTATCAACAAACATTCGCATATAAGCATTATCAATAACATCGCCATAAGCAGTATTGAAATCTTCACCACAAATCATGAATGGTTCGAATTTACCGAATGAACTTGCGGCATTAGGATGAAGCTCATTAAAAGCATCTTCGATATAATCTATAATACTTCTTACGGTAGTATTACCGTTAGCATCAGTATATCTAAAATTAAGATTACCAAACTTAAAGATATTACCTGTAGGCTTACCATTTTTAAGAAGATCTTTACCATCCCAGAATATAGGAGCTTGAAGACCTTCAAATATATCTTTATCAAAAGCATGACTTTCATAAAAAGCTCTAAAGGCAGCTTCTGCATCACCATTATGATCACTAATCATTCTACTACGTTCATCTGAATCTAAAGAATTAAATTCTTGACGAACATCATTTTCTGGTCTAAGATATTCTTTCTTAATAGAAAGAGTTTGAGTATTAGCATCATAATCAAATAACAGACGTCTAGCTTCAAGCATCATTTCCATTTCAGTACGGAAAGTATCTTTCACACGTTGAAATAGATAATTAGATTCAAGATCGTTAGTACGAGCTATTCGATAATTAACGAAAGTACCATCAGTATTTATAAGTTTAAACGGAAGACTTCTTTTAATAGCATTAGGTTCAGTGAGAGTATTTCCAGTTACAAACTCATATATACGAGAAGCATCAGCAGAAGGTAATGAATAACGACCTTGGAATTGACGAAGAATAACATCACGTGTCCAAATGTAATCGTGCATATCAACATAAGGAATTCCAATACCTTGATCACGATTAGACATACCATTAAATCGAGCATATTGAAAAGCTTTAACAGCTTCAACATTAACAGGATTTACAGCATCAAGAATACGATAACCATTTTCGTCAAGTATAGCATTATCATTTTCATCTTTTCTAAAATTAAAGAAACCCTTACCATCACCGCCCATACCATTACCAAGATTCCAAATAAGAGGATGATATTTAGTACCTTTAGATTTTAAGAAATCATTGAAACGATATTTCATAAGTTCTACATTAACTTCACCGATACGATTAACAATACCTTGAAGCATTGACGTAATATGATTATAGAACTCAGGAGTATATTCTTGTTCACCTTGAACATTGATATAAGATAAATCAACTTTAATAGCTGGATCACAGCCACCCACAGTTGCAAGAATATTAATACGACCACGCATATCATCTACAACAGAATCAATTTCATCTCCTGCTTTGAAACCTTCATAAAACAATCTTTTTATTCTACGCGATTGACGATCTTTAGCTTTTTCACTTTGTTTATCAGTAACATTAGCTTTAATTTGATTAAGAATCTTATCAAATACACCGTCAATATTAACAAGTTCAGTCTCAATTTTCTGATATACAAGTTTATTAACTTTATTATCATCATTTCCGTCATAATATAAAGCTTTAATTACATCAAAAGGAACACTAAATTTAATAGATAAATAATTAAATATAGTATTAGGAGACCAATTGATACCAACATTGTTAGATTTATACAGTAAAGTATTTACTTTATCCGTAATAGATTTACCGGTTTTATATATAGCATTGATATCATACTGAACAGCAGCACGACTACCAACATGTTGAAATTTATCACTAAGAATATTACGATATTGATTGTAAATATTAGTAGTAGCAAACGATTGACGATTACTCTCTTTAACAGAATAAGCAAGATTATAATCATTTTCTGACATATTGTAACTCATAGTTTCACTTTGAGTAACAACAGTTGTAGCCATATCAACAGATGCCATGTACATATTGTAGAATATTTCTTTGCGTTCAATAGTACTAGCATCATCATTTGGAAGAATCTCAATTTGATCAATAATAGGTTGAAGCTGACCATTATAAACAGATTCAGAAGTAACTTTAAGACTATTTATAAGCTCTTCTTTATTAGCTGCATAACGAGTAGCATCAATCAAAGAGTTCCAAAGAACATTAATATCAAATGGCATTACTAAACCATATTTATTATAATATGAAGCAGTACCATTAAATTGAGAATCTTCAAGTGTAGCAAACAGATTACTTTGATTATTATAAATCATTTCTGTAAGCATACGTTTAAATCGAGAAGAAGCAGTATTCTTACGATTAACTTTAAATTGAAGAGACCTATTCCAAGACTTATTGATATTTTGCTCATCAGTCATAAAAGCACCATTAATCTCCCCCATAGTCATGTGGTCTTCAATATCGAAATCATTAATATCAGCCATAAATTCGGCTTTATAATAATTAATGAAACTCTGCCAAATACCTTGATCATCGAGATTATCAAGTTGATCTGCAAGTTTAAGAAGATTATTCATCTTACTTTCATAACTGATAAGAAGAGGATCATTATCTATAATTTCGTCAGCAACTCCAGCAGCTTCGAGTTCATCAAGACGATTATTATATTGAGCAGCAAATCCTAAATAACCAACATTAGGGTTATCGTTTTGAGCATACTGACGTAATACAGTAGCAATTAAAGAACGAATTGTAACACCATTCTTAAAATCTTTATAAGTAAGATTCTTGAATTGAGGTTCAAGTCTAAAAGTAATAGCAGCAAAGATACGATTTAAATACATTTGCTCACTATCAGCAATAAAAGGATAATCATTATCATATAGAACTTGTGCTTTCTTAGCAGCAGTGTATTTATGAAATGACTTTATTTCTGGCTCTCCCTGCTCGTTTAATGGTACGGTAATACTTTTAGTCAAGCGTTCTATATTATTGCCATAGACGCTCTGAAAAGTGGCAAATTGAGCGTCTGTTAGTCCTGCATTTTGGACGGCACGAAGCAAAACCCAGTCCCCATACTCAGATGTAAACGAAACAGATTTAAGAGCATCGTAATCAGCTTTAGCAACAGCACGTGCTTTAACAGGATTATTAGGATAGAGCTTTTTAGCCCTATCCCATAAATCTTGAAAACACTTGCTATCAGTATAGCTATCACCAATTTTAATCTGAGGGATAATATTACAATCTAAACCCATAATAGAAGTTTTATACGTTTAACAAATACGTTTATTAGTTTCATCTAAGTTACTATTTTTATTCAAATTATCATTCAAATCTGATAAATATTTAGCACCAACATCCACTAATACTTTTGAATATTTAGTATTCATAGTATTACTATTAAAATCACCATTGTTATCTGTAGCAGGTTCAATTTGATTTGCATTAAAAACAACTATTTCATAACTATCTGCTACATCATTCTGATTCATTATATAACCATCAGCTGTATTTAAATTTCCAAATCTTGTATTACTAGCGTTAATATTATTATAATATTTAGAAACTTTAGATTCAATTTCAGCATCAGTTGAATTATCTGTAAGACCTAATCTTTCAAATAAATTACTTTTAGAATTAAACCTTTGAGCTTTTAGATGTTTAACAGATTCAGCTATGCGTTTATTAACATATTTAGCATTTTCAGAAATTAAATCTTCAATAGATTTACCTCTATTCAAATTATGCTCTTGATTACCAGTATAAGGCTCTTTAATATTTAAATAAAAAGCCTTAATTGAACCATATCTGCTAGCTATATTAGGATTAGGAGTAAAATAAAAGCCTCTACCTCTATCACCATTATCAGTTTTACCGAAATGTGTAATATCAAAAGTATCAAAAGATTCTTCTGAACCATGATAAACAACTAAAGGTTCACCGTTAATATCAATAACTTTAGAAGCTTCATTAGGATTATTAATCCAATCTCCAAACCAATTTATAAAAGCTTTAGTTCTAACTTTAACATATTGATCTTCAGTAAGATTACTAGGTTCACCATTAGGAGCTAGCAATCTACCTTTAGAATCTCTAAGAGCATTAGATAATATAGAAGCTTCCTCAGATGTTAATACTTTAGAAGCTTTAATATTACTATCGGAACTAGTACCAAGTCTAGCCCTACGACGAGGAGTAGTTTGCGTAGGAGATTCAGCTGTAGCATTTGCATCACCATTCGCAGCTGTATTAACAGCATTTTGAACTTCTGTAGTCGTAGATTCAACAGTAGATATAGCAGACGTTCCGCTCCCTTCCACAGCTCCTTCTCTACCGGGGGCTGGAGAGTTCGTCCGAATACCATAAGTAATACCATCAGATTCCATATCTCTAAAGTCTTTATTATAGATTCTATTAAGAACATCATTAAAACGTTCCATAAGAGAATCAGTTTTAACTTCAGTATCTTTGAAACCAAAGATCTTCTCAAATATATTAAGAAGAACTCGTTTAAACTTCTCCCAAAACGTAGGAGTTTCAAGATTCTCAGAACCTTCAACACGTTCAGTAGTAGAATGGAGTTCATTGAGAAGTCTAAAAATACGAGGATCAGTTAAAGCATAAGTAACAATTTCAGAGATAGCATCTTTACCATTGATAACATTCTTAGCACCTTTAACACGATCTTTAAGTTTAGTATCAATAGATTCAGATATACTAGAGATTTCTTGACTAACAATTTCAATAAATCTATTAGCAATACCTTTATCACTAAGCATATCCTTTAAGAATCTCTCACGATCATTTAAATCAGTTTTACCTGTAAGTTCAGCACGAGTATTTATAACAGCTTGATTAAAATCAGCAAACCACTCTTGCCATTCTTTATTATTATAATCAATAAGAGCTTCACGTTTAGCAAGTAATTCAGGATTATTAATATCTCGATGAGTAGCATTAAAGAATTTCATAATATAAGTATGAATCATCTCATGAGCTAGAGTACGAGTTAAATAACCTTGATGTTCCTTACGATTAGCATGATCATAATTGTAATTAATATCAATCCTGAATTGATTACGATAAAAACCATCATCAGCAATCTTAACAGGATCAGTATAACCTTCGCTTTCAATATTAATCTTAGCTTCACTTACATTATGCTTAATATAAACTGGATTAATACCAGCTTCATATTCAAGTATATTAGCAAGTTTAGAGATACTAGACCAATCTTCTTTATAGCGATCAGCATCTTGAACTGTTTTAAGTAATTCAACGGGATCATAAAAACGTTGAGGAACATCAGTTTCAGTATCGAAGGCTTTTGTTGCAATAGAAAACTTAATAGGAGCGTTTCCGGCAATAGTAACATTACTTATAACATTTCCATATCTATCTTTAACTGAAGCTACATCTGAATATCTAGCATTAGTTGCCATATAATAGTCATATATATCTTCATAACGTTCACCTGTAACTGGATCTGTATATCCAGTAATATAAGAACTACCAGTAGAATCTTTAGCTACAGCAATTCCATCTTTAAGACCGAATTGACGAACTAGATTAGGAATTATACTATTAAGTTTATTATTAAACTTTTGAACATCAGCAGGAGTATCTAAGTAATAAACAGTATGTGGATAACTAGGATGATTTAAAGCACCATTATAGTTAGCAACATCAAGTTTATTACTAGAAGTATAATGAATAACAGCGTCACGTCCATCAATAGTAGTTTGAATAAACTTATGATAAGCTTCTTTACCTTTACCATCACCAAGAACAGCTTTGAGCATTACATAACGTTTACTACCATCACCATTGTTACCAGATTGAAAATAAATATCATCTTGAACGGCACTACTACGTTCATTACATATAATAATATTTTGAAGTCTATTAGAAATATCAAGTCTAGCTTCGGTTATATTACCAGTATTAAGAGCAAGAATTTCTTTAATAGCATCACCAATATATTTTGTATATTTACCTAATTTACTAATACGAGCTTCTTCTGTTTCATCAGTGATAGAACCCATAATAGTATTAGGATATATAGGGAATACAGTATTAAGTGAATCAGTTTGAGGTATAACAACAACTTCATGACGTCTATTACCAATAAAAGTATCAGCTACATGAGGTGTTGCAAACTTATCTATATTCTGAACAATACCACCAGTTTTAGGATCTCTACCAACACCATTCTCATCAATAGTTAGTATTTGAACTCTAGGTTTACCTTTAGAATCAAGAACATCTTTAGTAGGCTTAATAGAATCTAATAAAGAATTACGATGATGCATAATAGGTAATCCATGTTTAGTTTCATGATCTTCATTGCGAGCTTCATCATTAATTAGTATTCTACCAGCACTAATATGACTTATTCTAAAAGTATTAGAACCTGTAAAGCGAATATCATTACGAATAGCTTGATTATTACGGAAGATCATTTCATGACGATTAACAGCGTCATTGAAATGTTTCGTAATAGCCGTAGCATTCATAATACTATCCATATTTGAATAATTAATTCTAGAAGCAGGAAACAAATCAGTACAAATTTGATATATTTGATTAAATGAAAGAGCTACATTATTAATAGAAATTTCACCGTCAGTATCACCTGTATATTCAGAATCAACAACTCCGATCATTGTCTGACTATTCATAATATCTTTAATCTGCTTAGATGTAAGATTAGAATACACAAGTTCTTTAAGTGTATCCATTAGCTTTTTAAAGCGATCTTTTCTAAATTGATCAAAGATAATATCAATATTACGTTCAGAGTTCTCTCTATCTTTAGCAGATATATTATTACGAGGATTAAAAGCAATATCGTAATGATACATGAATCTAAATAGCTCTCTTTGATATTCAGCAAAGGTTTTAGCCATATCATCAGTAAATGCAAATTTACGTGGATAATACACACCATTCGCACCTTGAATTGTATACGCTATACCATTTGTAATAGTTTCGAGTTTAGGAATAGAACCTAATTTATACTCTTTACCATTACGATTCATTACAACATCATAAGAAGCTCTATTAGGATTCTCTTCTAAATCAGTTTGAACTACAGTAACCTCATCACCTTCTTTAATACCATCAAGTAACTCATAAATACCTAAGTTAGTAGCAGTACTATTACCTAGAATATTCTCAGGAGCACCGTTAGGACTAAAGTTAATATCTAGACCTTCATGATATATTTTACCTTTAATCTCAGGTGTACGATTAATAAAATCAAGAACTTGAGCTTCTGTTAAAGGTAAACCATTAGTAGGAGCAACATCTATAAGATCATAAAAGAAACTATAATTATTATAAAGCTCTTTATAAGTAGCATCTTTAGTTACTGCAAATCTAGCACTATAGTAATCACGTCTATTCTTAAATTCATTATGAAGATAATTAGTAATATTCATAATAGACATGATTTCAGGTATGAGTTCTTTGTAATTATCACCACGATATTCACGCATACCATTAACAAGATCATAATAGTTAATCTTATTAATTCTAAAACCACTTCTATCACTAATAAAAGCAACAAGTGTACCAAAGAGATTAAAATTATCAATAAAGATACCACCTAAGTCTTGAGCAATCATAGCAAATTTGTTATGAAGAGTTTCATCAAGACGTATGGCAATAGCATTAGAATTATAATCTTTAGATTGAGTAAGAACTTGTGCAAACTTAGCAACAAGATCAGATTCATAAACAGTATTCAGAGCATCTGTAAGAGATTGCATATCTGATAACCATTTAGATTCATCTTTATATAAACTCTTAAGATTATCAAGAGCATTGATAGCATTACGACAATTTTCAGCAGTATTCAATCGAATTGAATTTCCCCCTTCATCGATATTAATACTAACAGCAGCTGCGACTTTCTTAGCAGTTTCAATAATCTTAGTTTCAACACCAGTAAGTTTAGCGTCTGTAAAGTACTTATTCATTAGAGCTTTAATATAAGCATCAGAAGCATACTTACTACCAACTTTAGTATTTCTAAGCAGCTTCGGAATAAGCACTAAGGCGTTTATCAAATCCGTGTCGAATAGTGCCAAATTTACCCCCTCTTGGCTCATTAGAGACGTTAAAAATTCAAGCATGGATTTAGTATCAATACCCTCTACTTTGAAGTCTATAAGGGGCTGATTTGAAGCCGTTACAAACTCGATTGGCGCGTCATCGGTATTAGTAGAACTTTCATCACTTACAAATTCAGTAGTAATACCATTAGCACTAGAAACAGTCTCTGTAATCTCAGTTTTAGGAGTAATAGTTTCATCAGTGGAACTCTGTTGAGCTTTGTAGTCCCCGGTAGGAGGCAAGGACTGGTCAGGAGCGGAGCTTTGTGTTTGTCTAGCAATGAGAATATAATCATCGTTAGGAGTTGCCATATTAGCGGGAGTAAGCACATAACGATTAAGTTGATTCTCAAAACCTTCAATAACAATACCAACATCTTTACGAGGATTCGGAGTATTAAGCACTCTATATTCAACACCACCAATAGATACATATAAAGCATATTTAGAATTCTTACGACCTAAATTATCTTCTATAGTATTATTGATAATATCAAATTTAGTTTGCATACTCTTAGCTTCCTGCATAATTTTGTTAGTAAGAGCATTAATATCACTCTTTGTAGTCTCACTTAAACCGAAGTGAACATCAGCTAAGAAACTAGGCAGAGGTCTACCACTTTGTTCAAGAACTTGAGCAGTATAACGACTAAGATGCCACAAATAACTATTAAGTTCAGCACTAAGATCACCGTTATTTATGCCAGGTGCATATTCAACTTCTGTTTTAGTAACAGCGTCAATCCAATTGAATCTACGACCAAAGAATATATTATCGAATATAGAGTATTTAGCAGCAATACGAGTAACAATCCATTTAAGATTTGTAGTCGTAAGAGTATCAAATGAATTATCTAAAGCTCTATTAGTAGCATCATTGAATTCTTTAATTTCTTCAAGAAGCATTGCATCTTTAGAAGTAAGAGATTTGCTTTTACGTCTATTCTCAATAACGTTAGCAAGAGGTGAATCTGTAACTTGAGATTCAGACATAAGTGCATTATAGAGATTAGAAGCTTCATTGGATAAAGGTTTAATACCTTCAAATTCTCTATAAGATCTACCGAATGTACCACTACCTATCGGTGCAGCATTTGAATCTTCTTCTGTTGCAAGCGCATCACGTTTTTCTTGTTGTCTCGCTTGATGTTCTTGTTCTGCTTTGAGTGCAGCTTCTCTACGAGCATTAGCGGCTTTAGTGTCAGATTCTTGTTTTTGCAGTCTAGCAAGACGGGCATTATATACGGCTTTTCTTGTGTCTGAATCAGAGAACTTTGATTCATCTGCTTGTAAAGCTTCAGAAGTTTGATACGTATTAAGTTCATCAGTTAGATCTTTATCAGTAGAAGCTTTGATTTCATCTTCATATAATTTTATTTGATCTTTAATATCTTCAAATCCATTACCATTACGATAATAATCAAGTTCAGCATCAATAGCAGTTCTTCTATTTTCATAGAATCGTTTAGCTTCTTCCGGATTAGTAAGATTAGATAAAAGAGTTCTAGCTTGTTGAGCCGCCTCTTTATCATCTTTATTTAAATTAAGAGCTTCAATGTTTTTAGTCGCTGTATCTCGAATATTACTAATATCACTAAGAGTTTTATTGTAAGATTCAAGTTTACTATTAGCACCTTTAAGAGCTATTTTAAGACCTAATAATTGTTCAGCAGTAGCATCTTTAGGAGCATTAGTGATTGCATTTTCAAGTTCACTTATTTGTTTCTTAAGACTAGCAATCATTTTATCGTAAACACTTAATGCAGCTTTAGCATCTTCAAGAGTTGCATTATTTTCAGCATAAGTATTTATATCAGCTTTCTTAGCTATACGAATATTATCGTCTGTATATTTAGAATCAACATAATTACTAAGATACTCTTTAGATTCAGCAGCACGCTTTTGATATTCAGCAGGATTAGCTGTAATAGCTTCAAGTTCTAGTTCATTAAGTCTTTTTTGAGCTTCAAGAGTAGCAATACGACGTTGATATTCATAGAGATTTTTGTCGGTAGTACCATTGACTGCATCGAAATGTTTATTGTAAATATCTTCAACAGCTTCAATCTTATTAAGAGTCTGTTCAAAGTAATCAGCATTTGCAAGTAAAGATTCACCTTTATCAAGTGCAATTTGTTCTTCGGCACTAATAGCTTCACCTCTATCTTTTCTATATTTAATAGATTGAATTTCTTTAAGAGAAGCACTCATATTTCTAAGCATCTCTTTATAGAACTCAAGTGAACCATCAAGACTATTAGCTGCAACTTGATTAAGAATAGCTTCTTGTTCTTTCAGTTTAGCACCAACAATATCACCTTCTGCAAGAGATTCAACAATACCATCAAGACCTGAACGCATAGCTTCTGTAGCACGTTCAATACCTTTAAGATATTCATGTTTTCTTTCAATACCACGTTTATTGATCTTAGTTTCAATAAATGGCATTATTGCTTGCATACCAGCACCACCTAAAAGACCTCCAATACCTTCAGTCCAAATATCAGGATCTTTAAGATAACTACTAGCTCTCATGCTAAAATCAGTAAGAGCGTCAGTATCAGAAAGTAAACCAAAATCTTTACGAGCTGCATGAGTACCTTCTTTCATAGCAATACTCATAGTCATTTCATCTGCCATTTCAGCAAGAGAACCTCCAGCAAAGCCTCCAATAGCTCTAAGAATTTGACCTTTATCAGCATTGGGTATAGCATTTAATGTACGAACTATAGCAAATTTATCACCGGTTGCCATAGCTTTACGAATGTTATCTCTAGTAGCTTTAGTAAGAGTTTTAGCAGTACCTAAGATATTCATCCATTCAACTACGTCATAAGCTATATTAGACATAGATCTCCAATAGCCTCTAGATGCGGCAGTATCAGCATATCTATCAGCAATACTTTCAATATTAGTATCATTTAGAGGAATTTCTTCTAATCCCGGAGCTTTAAGAATAGCATTACCATTTTCATCACGTTCAACATAGTTCTTATAATTATTAAGAAACCATTCACGTTCTTGTTCATAAGTACCATAAGCTTCACGAGATGAATCTAGAATACGTCCTATAACAGCAGAACCATAAATATCTGCTATTTTATTAGCTCTGTTTAGAGCTTTAGCTTTTTGTAGTTTTGTACCCAACTTAAATAAATCTTTAACATATTTAGATTTACTTCCTAGATTAACAGCACTTCTAAAAGCTTTACCTAATAATAACGAAGCTCCACGAGCTGGAAGCATTATACTAGCAGCACTACCTAAAATAGATGGAATTATTGAAGCCCAATAACCACCACCTTTCATGCGATCTAATAAATTACCCGTTTGAGCTTGTTCAGTCATATAAATAGGAAATGCTTCTCTAGTACCTTCATTAATGGAATTACCTAGTCTTTCTAAAAAATTACGAGTATAAGCTTCATCACTATCTATGAGTTTAGAGGGAAGTGCAAGTATAGAACCTACACTTTCAATTGTACCACCAATTATGTCTCCAACAGTTTGAACAAGAGAGTTACCAATACGATCCCAAGTAGATTGATTTCTAGCTCTAGCTTCAATATAAGCATTAACATTACCGGGAACTATATTTTGACTATTTCCAGAATGTTTTCTTAAATTGAGTAATAACTTATTATCTATACTATAAGCATTAGGATTAAAAGAAGATCTTTTATACTTATCTTTAGGAGCATAAATAGATTTTCTTTGTATGCTTTCTAATTTATCAAAATCAATAGGCATAATATCAATAATTAAAATTAGCTGTAGACATATTAGCATTAAACTTAGTAAGATTATCTAATTGTTTTTTAGTTAATCTATAAGCATCTTTATAATCTAACATAGATGATATAACGCTTAATCTACGTTGTGTATTATTAATAAAGTCTTCAGAATTATCACTTATAAATTTATCTGTAAGCTCAAATGAATTTGTTGTACTATCATACGTATCAATTTGAGTAGTAAAATTATTATTTGAATCTTTACTAAATGTAATTCTAAAATTATTATGATATATAGTTTTATCTACATTTGTTATAGGATTTTTAACAAAAGCATTTAATAACGACTTAACATTATTATAATATCTTCCATTATATTCAACAATATTATATGCAGAAGCATTATTCATTTGAATAGCATTGGAAGGATCTGGACCAAAAGTTAAACTTCCACCATGATGTGTAGACATAGCATCAAATATAAATTTTGTATCAGCATTAGGTCTATCAGCCATATCGAATGCAGAAGTCATACGCATAGCTAATTCAAATTCATCTATAGTATTCTGATCGGCATCATTATTCGCAACAATAGTGAGTTTCTGTCTAACATTATTAAAACCTTGAACATTCTTTATAAGATTAAGTGCTTTACGACCATCACTCAATTCCATAAGTTCATAAGTAATATCTGATTTAGAATATTTAGGATTCTTATCTGTACCTTTATCTTCAGTATATAAGAATTTCCTAAGAGATTCATTATTCAAATCTATAGGAACACCAACGGATTCAGCATCTAACTCTAAATCATCATCATCTAACAATTGATTATCAATAATAGTAAATGCTTCAGGATGATTTTCAATTTTATAAGCTATATTATTTCTAACAGTACTTACAATACCTGTTTCTGTAGGTTTAGATATACCAATAACAACTCCAGGATTAGACTGAATCATATTAGTTTCATTACCATAGTTTTCAATCAGATTACCCATTAGAATAGAAGTTAATCCAGTACTAATATCCCCAAATGTTTTAGATATATTATCTGCAAACTCTTTTACATAAGGATTAGTTTTGCTACTATTTTTTATAAACTCTGTGGCTTTCTTAATACCTTCCTCTGGAGTATCTGAATTACTTAATACATAACTTATATCTTTTATATGAAGATATTCATTTATATTTTTCTGAGTTTTATCATTTGCATTAAATTTAACACCATCTCTAAGATTAACTCCTGTACCTTTAATAGGATTTCCATTTTCATCTAAGTCAGAAGTTTCTTCATTGATAACATTAGTTAAACTTCCAAAAATTCCAACACGATTAAATACATCATAATATTCTTTAATACTCTTTTGAAGTGCTAAGTTTAAATTTGCTTTATCTTCTTTATTTGTTGGAATACCACCTTTATAAGCATCATATTCAGAAAGAATGTTATTGATTATACTTTGAGATTCTTGAACTCTAAGGTTAAGAGCTTTTAATTTATCTTCATCTTCTTTAGTTATATCTTCTCCCTTAGTAGACTTTTTAGCTAAATAGTTATTAAATCTTTCTAATTCAGATATATTTCTTGAATGTTGAGAAGTTTGATTAAGTAATCTTGCTTTACGATTTGCTTCTAGTTCAGAAGTCATACTAGGAAGATTAACTATTGTTCCAACTAAACCATCTCTTTCTCTAGTAAGTATTTTAGAAGTATCTTCAGACTTTTCTAGTTGCTTATTAAATAGACTTTCAAAGAATTTATTATCTACATCAAGTTTCTCTTTAGTATATCTCATAGGCAATAAATAAGTAGCCACATTAGATATTTCAGAATCTATATAATTAGCTTTATAAAAATTAGATAATCTAGCTTCATAATCAGATTCAGTTTCATTAGGATTTTGATTTAAAAAACTATAATTTCTATCTATTAATTCTTTTATATAAATACTATTAGGATTGTTTATAGCATTAAGCAATACAATCTTTTCATTACTATTAGCATTTTTATATTCAGGAGAATTTATTACTAAAGTTTTTAAAATATTAGAATCAGTAAAAGCTGTAGAATATATATTGTCTTTTACAGCATTACTAGGTGTAATACCTTTTTGTTCTAGAGCAAATAGATTTAATTCTGCTTCTTTCAATAAAGCATTTTTAAATTTACTATTGTTAGATACAATAGCTTTAGCAACATTTATTAATCTATCATCTCCTATACCTTCGATAGTTTTAGTAAAACTTTGAAATCCATGAAGAGTAGGATTAGATAAAGTTTTTAGAGTAGATTTAGTAATAGCATCAATTGTAGGATTATTCATTAAATCTATAGCTTGTTTACGGAATTGTTCACTATAAATAACTTTTTCATCAGATTTCATAGCTTTAAAGTATTCAAGCATTTCTTTACGTAAAGCTTCTCTATCATGACCTGAACCAAGAGCCGTACCAAAAGCACTAATAGATTGTTTACCATTACCTCCTAAACTACCTCCTGCATCATTAAACCGTTTAAGAATCATAGCTCTATTTAATGCTTTATATTCTTCTGAAGCGTCAGATTGTTCATTAGCTTGCATCATAGCATCAAATTGAGTTTTATTACCAAGAATAGTTTTAACTCCTTCATCAGTTAAAAATCTACGAGCACCATCGCTAACAGCTGTATCAGCAAAGAACCATCCTCCATCTTCATCAACTTTAGCTTTAATGTGTTCTTGAGTTTCATTAATTTTACCTGCAAGAGCTTCTTCATCTGCACCTTGAACCGCATTATATTCAGACATCTTAATAGCCATTTCATTATATGCGTTTTCATTACGAATAGCACGTTCTTGCAGATTATCAGCAGCAGCCGTTATAGCTGCACCAGCTTCTCTAAATGACGTCAAGTTCAGAGGTCTAGCATCAGGTTGCTTGACATAAGTAAGATCAGCATATTTTAGTCTAACTGCCATATCATGTAAATTATTATAAACAACAATACCCTCTACCGAATTAACGATAGAGGGTGTAGAATTTAAGTCAATATGTATAAAACGTATAGCATTATGCAAAATTATAATAGTAATCCGGCATAGTAACAGCATCAGGAACAACAGAACCTCTTCTGTTTAAACGTTTAGTACGAAGTGAACGTTTAGGAACAGTAGAACCTCCTTGAATCTTTTTAAGATCTTTAAGACTACTAATTCCAAATATTCGCATAAGAGTATCTTTAGGCATATTATCAAAAATATAATCCCTAGATTTATCATCTTTAAGAACACTAATAAGATTAGCAGTTTGTAAGTTCTCTATATCAAATTTAGATTGATAAGCAGTACCAATAGAGCGTCCTAAACTAGCAATCATATCGCCAATAGTAGCTCCTTGTTGACTTCTACGTTGAACAATCTCCATTTGATGATTAAACTTATTAGCTTCATTCTCAGCTCTAATTTGACTATTTCTAGCAGCAATTTCAGCGTTAGCCATACGAGAACGATTACGAAGCTCAACTTCTTTATTATGTTCATCTTGTTTAACTCTACTACGCATACGAGAACCTTGAGTTCTAGCAAGCAATATAGACTGACGAGCAACTTGAGAATTAGAACTGTTACTTGTAATATATTTCTCAAGACTACGAACAGTATTATTAATATCTCCAATTTCAGCGTCAGTATTTATATCAGTTTCTAATTCTACACGATCCATAAGAGGAGTCTCAGGGACTCGCATACTTTCCATACGATCAATTAAACCTTTATTAGTGATAAGCTGACTTATACCACCAATAAGATTACCACCAACTTCAGAAACAAATCCCGGACTTATAAAACCACCACCAGCATATTTGCGAGTTCTACCACCACAACGCATACCTTGTTGAATAGTAGTTAAAGGATTTTGAATTTGAGTTTTATCATTAGATGTAAAAGTTACTTCTTGTCCCGTAATAGAACTCCCACTATTATTCCGTTGAGTACCATAAACAGGAACAGAAATATCAACAATTTGACCACCATCATAATACTTTCTAATTTTACCTCCACAACGTGCTTCAATAGGTTCAGCTTCCATACCAGATTCAGCTTTCATACTTTCTTGAAGATTATAGAGTTGTGCAAGTTCATTTTGAATTGCAGCAATTTGTGCGTTAGTTCTTTGAAGATCAGCATTAGCTTTCTCAGCGTTACGACCATTAGTATTACGATCAATTGCATAAGTACTACGGTCAGTTAGAGAAAGCATTCTACCAAGCATCATAGATTTGACCGGAAGAGAACTTTCAAGATAACCTTTATGTTTCATAAGAGGCTTAGCAAGATCAGCAAATGTAGTTCCATTATACTTTAAAGTATCAGAGAATATATAAGCATTATCTGCGTCAGTCATAAGAGCTTCACCACCTTCTACTTCTGCATTAGGTCCATAAGGAACACCACCTTGTTCATGAGAAGGGCCATTAACTTCTGCGGTATTAGAAGATGTTTCTTCAATCATACCACCATCGGCATAACGTTTAGCTTTGCCACCACAACGTTTACGTTTAAGTCTTCCACCACAACGAGCGGCAATTCTACCAAAAGCAGAACTAGGATCAACATCACCAAATGGAGTACCTTGAACAGTAGGTTGAACTAAGTCACTACCGAAGCTAGCATCATCTTGATAACCAGTAACACCTGTAATATTAGAATCACCATATATATCAAGAGCACCTTCTTGTTGAGCAGTGTTGGATAATTTAAGTTCATCTTGAAGAATACGTTCATTGCCTGCAACAATCTGACGTTGCCTATCAGCTTCTTCAGCAGCTTTTTTAGCCTTACGTTTCTTACGACGACCTCCAAACAGTCCAACAATACCACCAATAATAGCACCTGCTGCCATACCAATAGGACCTGCCCAAGCTCCAAGAGTTGTACCAGCTAAAGCAGAAGATCCAGCAGCAGCCGCAGCAGTAACTCCAGCCCCAAGTCCCCCGCCAATAGTAGCACCGGTATTTAAACCAGACATTGTAGAAGCTCCTTGAATACCTTTCTCGACTCCATAACTATGACCTTGAACATCCCCGAATCTATCTCTAAATGCAACTTCACCTCCACCAGCGTATCTACGTCGACGAGGGTAAGCTTTAAGAGCTGAAATGTTTTTAATCATACCACCATTATTAAATTCAGATTTAAATAAGAAGTTAGCACGACTTCTAAGCGTTTTAGTTGTAGAATCATCAACAGTAAAATTCGGTTTTTGATTCTTCATGAAATAAACAGAAGCATCTTCAGCCGACATAGCATTGACTTTATCTGTACTAAATTTACTATCTTTAGAAGGTAAATAAGTATCAAGATAATAATCAAATTGAGATTCTAAACTATCTTTACGTTTATTAGTTTTAAGATAAGATTGATAACTACCATAAGTATAATTAGGATCTTCAACCCAATTAGTTTTAGGTTTACCTTTATCTTTCTTATCATCCCATTTACGTAGATTCTCAAAACTAAATAAACCATGATTAACAATTCTATTATCACCTTTAGCAGTAGCTCTTTGAGTTTTATTAAATGAAAATAGATCATCAATCGAATCATTTAACGTCTCACCATAAACCATAGACATTAAACCAGTAGCGGCTGCATGATTAAGACCACGCTTCTTAGCATAATTGTAAAAATCACGCATACGTTTAATAACACCATCATCAGCTAGTTGTTGAGGTGTAAAGACTTTAGTATTGTAACCTTTAGTACCAACACCAGTCTCTGCTATATACTTAACAATTTCACGAGCAGGTGCACCGACTTGATAAAGAGAATCAATCTTATGAATCTCAGGACGACCTATAAGACCTTTAGTATTACTCTCTTTATCAAGAGCTTGAATAGCTAAACCTAGAGATCTATTATTAATATCTTTACTTTGATGATACTTAGTAAAAATATCAATAAGAAGACGTCTAGCTTGAGCATCATCAGCGACCTTAGTACGTTTATATTTATTTGGCATACTAATAGTATTTGCAGAGTGTTGCTCCTTACCACAAGCTCTTTCCCTACCGGGGTCTGGAGATCGTTAAAGAGCAACACTAATTATAAACGAGTATCTTTATCAATCATAACTTCAATATTAGTAAGTCTTAAATCAAGCTGAGTAGCGTCAGGATATTTAGTAATATCATCTATATAATCATCAGCTTCTTGACTAAAGAACTTATTCTCATATATCATAGTTATATAAGTCCAAGCATTATGAAACTTAGCAATATCATACCAAGGCTTTTGATATTTAGCTGAAAGTTCAATAAGAGTGTCAATAGCATCTTTATCCATAAAATTAATAAGATTAGGATTAGGATTCCATTGACCATGATCATTTTCAACGAAGTCTTCAATACGATTCCAAAGATAACGACCAGCTTTATATTTAAGAGTTTCATTATCCCACCAAATAGGACTAACACTCATAGGCATAAGACCTGTACACTGAACATCAGTATGAAACATCAACCAATCAATAGTTTTATTATAAAGATAACGTATATTATCTTCATTATTCATAAGACCATTAATAAGCTGACTACGCCATTCAATATGCTTAAAGAGTTTACTTATAGTAGGCTCGGTAGCATAAATGAATTGAACAACACTAGGATGAATAACATCATCAAAGTAAATACCTTTATTCTTAGCATCAGTCTTAAAAAGAGAACCTTTAGTTATATAGAAGATTCCATGCCGGTTAATGTATGAATAATCTCCGATATACGAGTGAAAAGACGTCCATAAGTTAGTCTTTAATGAGTAGGAAATAGAATAAGACTTATACAAATCAATAGCACCGTTTTTATCTATAATTTTATTAGTGAATATAAATCTTTGGTGCATTTCATCGTATGTAAAGAAACATCCACTATGCGACAATGGATTAGTAGCATTAGCATAAATATGCTCTTTAAACCATTCTTTGAAGCCCAAATCGGATAATTCACTTACACTTTGATCGTTCTTAACAAGATAAATCTCACCTTTTTCGACATCACAAACAAGATAACCACGATGCGTAATAATAGCACTAAAACGATTGTTACAACCAATTTTACCAGTAGTGCTATAAATAATTTCTTTAGGTTCACGTTGAAACAAATCAGAAGTACCTACATAAGTTGTATTTTCATCATTATTACCTAGAGTATCTTTAATGGCAGCTACAAGTAATGTATATTGTTGTTGAATATATAAAGCAATATCATCAGATAAAACATTCTCGATAGCACCTTTTTGAATTGAAACATCTTTATAAGTATCAGCTTTATATCGACGCCAACCAATATCCGTAGATTCACTAGGATTAACATCTGAACGTATAATGCGAGAAGGAAAGGTTTTAATATCGTCAATCTTTTTAATAATAACAGCGTCTTTAAAACCATCCCAATTCATAGAAGTCTCATAACACTTACCATCCTCAGTATTCCAAAAGTTATCAATAGGATAACTAACATGACCTAAGTTATCAGCTTCTTGATAGTAATTATTCTTAGGAGCCCAACGAATAGCTTTCTCAATATCATTCTCAGCAGTATTAGAAATATTACGTTCGAATATCTTATAAGCACTACTATTAACTCCAAGTCCATCATGACGACATTGAAGATTCATACGACTAAATATAAAATAACTAATGATAATTCTATGACAATTAGCAATAGTGGCACCAACCCCTTCATGTTGGAAACCAGCAGCAGGAGCAACACAGCGTTGAGTTATAAATGCAACAAATGTATCACCTTTAAGATATTGAGCTTTTGTAGTAGCAGTATATGTTACGGGATGATATTCAACTCTAACAATGGGAGATATACAAGAAAGATTCTGAGCATAAACGTCAATAGTCTTGAATATATCATCTGCATTACGATCATGATAGTAACAATCTATAATAGCACGGTTATTTTCAATAATAGAATACCATTGAAATCTTGCAATAGTTCTATCATCTTTATGACTATTTGGATTATCATCACCTTTCCACTCACCAGCAGCAGAATAATCTTTACATATCTTGTTATATTCAAATCCGGGATCTAGTAAGTCACCATTGTTATAAGTAATAGTAACACGTTGATAACTTTTATTATTCCATGCATTCGGATAGTATTTACTATCAAACATAGCATTATCATCGAGGCCATCATTTTTACTAAATTTATAACTAGAATCAGCAGCTATATTTGAAACAGCTGAATTATTATTAGCAATAAATTCAGGTTTAATAGTAGGCCCATTAAGTCTACTATTAACAATAAGTGAATCAGAAAGAAGAACTGATTGAATCAAATCACCACCTTCATCCCATAAATCAGAACCATCTCCTTTTTCATTTTTAGTATCATTTTTCTGACGATTGAAACAATGCCTCCAAGTCATACGTTCATAAGCACTACGAACGCTATAAGCTTTAACTTGTGGCATAGTCTTCTTTTCAATCAGATATTCAAGAGGATATAATCTATATCTATCACGAGAAGCAAAAGCTCCTTTATAGTTATTACCAACTACATTAGAATAAGCTAAATCTCGAACAACAAGTGATTGACAACACCAATTACTATTAGAGCTATTAGGTTGAGCCATGTAAACAACCCAAGATTTGATTTGTTTACGAGCAACAACTCCAACTTCTTCAAAACCATCAACAGTTTCAATTTTAGTAGTATCTTTAAAGAGTTTAGAAAAGAAATCTGTAGGATTGAATTTAAATCTAAACATACGATGTTTAACAGCACCATCACTACCGATCATATTGAAGTTAGAAGTCTTAAAGTAATAGCTACTCTTTTGAGTATTATAAATAGGATAAACATTAATAAGTTTACCTTTATAATCAATAAGACCTAAATATAAGAAGTAATATTCATTATCTTTGATACAAGTATCATTAGAAAGATCTTTCTTTTCAAAGTCACCTTTATCACCAACAGATTTGAATAATTCTTCTTTAATTTTAATATTACCAGTACCATTAAGACCATTAGCAGTACATAGATTTTTATCTTTGATATGCTTGTCAAGACCGGTAATATCATTCATACTAACATTAGCACGAATAAGCTGTGAATTAAAATTAGTATGAGCTTGATCTTTAATATATGAAATATTACCAATTACAATATCATTAAGAGTAACTGTATTTAAATTATTGATACCACTGATATAAACCGTTGTACTATTTTTACCTTTAATATCAATATTCTCATACTCATAAGCTTTCTCTTCATCTTCGCCTTTATAGATAATACCAAGTTTACATTCATCAAACTGAGAATCTATATTAGTAATATCAATTTGAAACTTACGAGAAGTAAGCTGACCAGCTTTAATACTTTCATTGTATTTAGGTGCAGCAAAGTATGTAGGAGATAACAGAGAATAATCAGTATAATCTCCGGTTTTAAGTTTATATGCAACAGCAAATTGATATGAGCCTGCAAGTAAACCACCCCCATCAATAGACTGAACTGTTAATGTAGGATATTCAACATCAGGTATAAGATTCAATAGTTTCTCTTTAGTTAAATCAGTACCTAAGCTGTAAATAGTCGTAGTATCATCAGAATAGTCTTTTGCGAGATTATAGTCATCACAAAAGGTATTAAGATTCATCAAACGAGTTTCATTAGCAGCGGTCGAATTACCTTCTGTAAAAGTAATAATCAGATGATTATTTTTGTTATAAGAATAAGCACCAGTAATAGGACGATCTTCACTAAAGTTTAAAACTGTACTATTACCAACTAGAGGAGCTTTATAAATAACATCTGAATACTTTATATCACCTTCAATAGTTTCATCACTATGCCATATAATGTAATCTCCGTCAGGTACACTAGGATTAGCACCGTTTCTATTAACGAAAAAAAGCACCACTCCAACGGGAATCGGAATGGTGCCAATACACTGACCATAATCAGAATAATCATGATGTTTCTCAAATCCATTTTCATTGATAAGAGTCTCACCATCCTCGTTATATAGAACATTAAGTGCATAAGACTTAGTATCACTATTGACTAATGACGGATTCGCGTTAGGGTAAAGACCTGCGTTTACTTTCATAGCCGTTCACATAATGATTTTTCATATTTAAGAAATTTAATAACGACCTACTACAATCATCACGTTTATCTTTAGTAAGCCTATTACAAGCATTGCGAACTTTAATTTTAGCATTATCGTAAGCAAGTGCAGGATTAGTATAAGGATTACTATCTCTAAGATTTAAAACAGGATGTTTATAATTACGTTGAAGAATACGCATCATAACAAAGTTCTTTAGAACATCAATAAGAACATCATTATTAGGTATAAGAGGGACATTGATTTTAAGAATCTCGTCAAGTGTCATTGGCAACCCGTGAAATAAGACACCTAGCGTGCCTTTTCTGACATTCAAATGCAAATACGACCCATTAATCGAATACGTATATAAACTGCCGGAAATCGTCTGTATGAAATCAAAAATGACATTTTCTGTAAGGTTTATCCCTATCGGGAATGAAACGGCGAGCGGTATATAATTTCCATCATCATGCTCAAATGGAGCAGGATTAGTAGTAAAATCCGCACGTTTACCATTAATTGTAACAAGACGTATATTCTCACAACCCTCTGGAATCTCACAACGATACTCATCAAAATCGATAATTTTACCAACATTAATAAGATGCTGTTGAATATTTAAATCAGCAAGAGCTTCACATATCCAAGTAGGAATACGAGTCATAAAGTCCATAGAATGAACATCATAATCTTCTATAATCCTATGAATAACAACACTAGAACTAATCAAGTTTTGGTCTAATGTATTCATCTACTTCATTGTTTTTAATACGTTCTCTTTTGCTTTTAGTAGGCGGATACCTATCCATAATAGTTTTATCATGTTCAATCATGTATTTGAGTTTAGCATCAAATGCAAGATTATCCGCTTTAATAACTTCTTCTATAGATTTATGCCTAAGCACCTTATCGCTAGTCATAATGTTTACATGACAATGATTAGGTTTAAATTTATAGAATATTTGATTAGGTACAACATCAACACCCATATTATGACGTATCCATTTACAGAACCAATAATACGGATTATCAGATTTAACATGCCAATTCTTACCATAAGGATTAAGAAAACTTTTAACTTCGATACCAGCAGCAATCATCTCATCCCTAAGACGAAACGAAGCAGCCCAATCAACAGATTCTCTAGCAACAGCACGTTGAACTTGAAACTTACCAATGTAAGTACCTAAAGAAACACTATCACCACGAATAAGATTCTCAATTAGAGACTTATTAAGACCTCTCTGTATTTGATTAAATATCGGATAAGGAATACGACACATCCAATCGTAATATCTAATAATAGCAAGAAGTTTAGGAATACGAATAGTAGATAGATAAACAAAACGATTGAACGTAATACGAAGAGATACTGCTTTAGCTTCGTCACTCCAATTAAGTTTACGTAAGAGCTTAACACCTTTAACTCGTTTACCTAAAATAAGATCATCAATAATCTCTTTAGTTATTCCATTCGATTCAAGAAGATTCAGATTAACATAACAGATATTAGCTAGATTGTTACGTCTAACATAAATGTTATGAAGATCAGTACTTAATTTCTCGATAGTGTTATAACATTGTTCGAGATAGTCGTGGTAATAGTGCATGGATTCCATATAGTTTATTCTACTTTATTATGGATTAAACGTTGAGTACCATTAGGATCATTAGGAGCATAAGTTGCATCACTAATAATCTTAACTTCATGTTCTGTAGGCTTAATACCAAATTCAGTTCTAAGAACCTCATAAGTTATACGTTCTATCATATCAGCTGGAAGTGGAAGTTCAATATCTTGACCATCATCTTCCATATACATAGTGATAACCTCAGCAGGATTTTCAGCTACATACACGATTGTTACAAACTTATAATTTTTAGCATCAATCTCAAAGTTTTTGAGAGTATTTTTGATAATAATTTTAAGTTTACCATTAACGATTTGATACACTCCCCAAACCCCAGTAGGGGAATAGACTGTGGTAAGGAGCGGAACTACGCTATTATTAGCGTACTTATATGTAATAAGACTCCCATCATCATGTTGAGTATAAACATGAAGAAAAGGTGCATCATTAGGCATACGTAAGGGTGTAGGAACTCGATGCTCAGTAGTAAGAACCATATCTTTAGCACCAATTCCCGCATATGTGTTTTCTATATCGGTAAGCGGAACGCAGATAAGAGGAACATTAAAGCTAACTTTAAGCACCTCATCTACACCATTGCGCTCAATACTCTGACGAATAAAAGTAGCAAAGAGTGCCTTACAAGCATCTTTAGCTCTCTCTTGAATGCTATGATCACCGGGCTTACCTAATATATTAGAAATCTTACTTCCTAATTGATTAAGTGTTGCCATAATAATACATTAAACAATTCGCCAAGATTTATTAGTAGTAATACCAAGCTCCTTAGTTTCACCTCTAGGGATAAATCTAAGAAGATTAGTAGATAATTCAAGTTCAGGAGTATCAGAACCACCTATGATCATAATAGGACGATTCTTAACTGGAACAACCCCGTGCCACGGACCAGCATTAGTATACCGGTTAGTAACTCTAATAACGTTCTTTTGATTTTTGAAACCTCTACCACACCTTGATGGCAGACTAGTTCTTGCGTAAATAACAGTCATGGTATTTTAGTTTTTAATGGTATCTTCTGTCGCATCTATAACCATAGTCATATTGCGAGAAATACGATTGTGATTTTTCCAGAATGTTTGCATCATTTCAGCGTCAGGTTCAAAGTCAAGCTCGAACTCAGCACTAAGAAAGCCAATAGGCATATCAGTTTTCAAGTCACGAATAAGAATGCTAATAGCAGTATTACATCCACGTGAACGAAGATCTCCAACATACATATTAGAATGATACTTTGTCAAAGCACTCATACGGAAAATATACTTACTATCTCTGTATAAGCGTAGAATAGTATAAGGCATAATAGAAGTAAGAACATTCTTATAACGATTCTTATAAGAATCTGTAATACTAATATCGTAATCTTCTGCGATAACAGTAAACTTATCCATATTAATACCATTACAGAACTTACCACCATTATGAAAGTATGCAACGTAAACACCTTTAGCATTAAGAGATTCTCTAATGTTTGAGGCTATTTTATCGAGTTGCATCCAACATTCTGCTTTAGATGCAAGAAGATTAGTAACAACCTTACGTCTCTTCTTAGCAATCCATTCTTTTACGAAGACAACACCAATAGATGAAACAATAACACCAATCAAGTTCAATATAGCAATAAAAATACCACTCATTACACAACGTGTTTTATAATTCATACTTACGTGTTTGAATAAGTTGCTATAAACAAAAAAATCCGACTACCAGCGGAACCAGTAGTCGGATTAGGAATAATTAAAATTGCCTTGATATAAATAACACCTGCGACCAAAACTAATTAGATGAATCTCTGCCAAGGCACTTCATCGTCTTGAGCTTTAATATCAGCTAACCATCTTTGGAAAGCAATACCTTTGTAACCGTCGGGATCACTAATGTAAAGATAAGCATACATAGCACATTCATGATGTTCGGTAAACAAACGACCATAGAAATCTGCGTAAGCCATATTCATTACATACATAACATCATACCAGTTAGCATTATGGAGATCATTCATCTTGTATTTGTGCCAAATAGATTTGACTTCATCAAGACTATAATGGTGAGTAGTACCATTACGATTCTCCATACGTTCAACAACCCATTCACATAGGTCTTTAGTAAAATGTTTTCCGTAGAGTTCTTTATACTTTCGACAATCCCTCTTTCTTACATCTTCACTTTCGTGTGGCATATCACTATGCTCATGCGGGTCTTTCATCATGACTTACATTATTTTTAAGAGAGTTATCAATTTCACGTTTGAGATTTTGAAAAGCCGTAGCTTCGAACTCAAAACCAAATAGATTAACAGAACCTTTAGCAGTAGCTTTAGAAATAGCTGCATCAAGATAGCTATTAACTACTTTAGGAATCTGCTCATCAGGTATGAACTTAGATAACTTAGCCAACTGAGGCTTAATAATATAATCAAGTGTAGGCTCTATAATAAAATCTAATTCATTCAGAAGATTATAAGTAGAAAGGTCTAAACCAAAAACACTACCCATAAACTTTCCGATACCAGAAGTAACAGGAATCTTAATCCCACCTCCAATAGTTTTAACGATTGGTGTTAGCCATTTACCAACAGCTACTGCAACAAGTTCTGCGTTAGTCATACTACTTCAAGATTAAGCTTGTGGAGTTGAAGTAGAAGCATTAGGATCCGGAACAGCAGGACCAGCAGCACGAGCCGCTAACTCAACAATCGGACAAATCTCAGCAGCATTGATCTTTTTGATGTATTTAACGAAATTGCAATTTGCATAATCGAAAATACGTTCATCAGCAGATTCTCTACGTTCAGCTTCAATAGCAATAGCAGCTTTGAAATCGTGACGAACATCACTGAACTCACGAGCGACTTCTTTCTTGAAGTTTTCAATATCCTGTTTGTTAAGTGCAGATTCCTTATCCAAACGAGCAAGAGTTTCAAATATAATCTTGTCGTTAGCTTGACGAGTTTCACGTTCTTCTTTGATTAAAGCTAAAGCTTCTTTAAACGTGTTTATACCTACATTATCGGCATAACGTTCAGACTTCTCTTTAGCAAGTTCAGCCATAAGACCAGAAACTAATTGAGTTTCAGCAACAGCAGTAGCTCCGGCAGCAACCGAACCATTACCGTTACCTAACCAATTTCTCAATCCAAGTCCTGCAAAAGCAGCAAGACCTAAAGAACCTGCAACAGTGTTGTAGTTAATTTGTCCTTTCGGAACTTTAACACCAGTTTCGTTTTCAGTATTTATAGCATTAATTTGTTTTAATGCACCTCGACATTGAGATGCACAACAAATATATTACTATTAGTACTGATAACAATGAAATGATTTATAACATGAACATTAATACTTAATAGTTGAACATTATATTCAACGTTTATTCTTAGCGATAGCTTCGTCAATCTTTGCATTAATAGAGGGAACACTAATGTAATTCATAAAAGTTATATAACCAATATGATATACGTCAGCAATTTTGTTCTTCCAAATCCAACGATAACTTCTATCATCATTGATATAAGTTTTAGCAATCTCTTGAATAGCTCTAATTAATAAGAGCTTATTCAAATTAGTATAAGTCACAGATGTCATACCTAAAGGAATTTAAATCATTAATAGAACGTTTAGTCGATGATTTAAGCGAGCAATGATTTTCCTTGATATGACAAAAGGGAGTACTACGCAATTTAGCAGTAGCACTCCTTTAGTCCGCGATCATACGCTTTTAGAATCAGCAAAATGCCGTTTTATAGCTTTGAGTATAGGTTTGATAATTAAATCATACCCAAAGGTACATATCAGAAAAGATAGCAGCACCGTTTCCAATGAAGCATCTAATTTGTATAAGTAAAGCACTATAATTGCAATACCTACGATTAAGCTAACAAGAGACTTGAAGTATCTCGGTAGTTTCTTTTTAGTAATCTTAGTGATAATCTCATTAATGCCATAAGTAGTTAAAAGCACAATGGCAATAAACGCAAAACTTATAGAATTAAAAAAATTAAAAATAATTGTTTCTTCCATAGTTTAAATATCTGTATATACAACAAAAAGTCTAATAAGCACATTAGTACCTATTAGACTTATAATCAAATTAACAGACGACTTACGAAATAGTCCAAGCGGTATTCGTAGTAATCGTAATTTGTTTAGTTTCTCCCGCAGCAGCGAAAGTCAATGCAGTCGGAGATACAGTCAAAGTAGCATCACCGGCAGCTTGCGTTACAGTATATTTCTGACCATTTACGGTAATATTACCGGTACGAGTGTTAACCGTCGGGTTAGCAGTAGCGGTAAACGTAATTTCGAAAGCGTAAACATCATCTGCTCCCGGATCACCTTCAATTTCAGCACCAGAATTATATTCTTTCTCATTTACGACCAATTTATCGGCAGTCAACCAAGAAGAAGCGTCAGAATCAACAGCAAACGTGATAGAAGCTAAGTTGGAGTTACCAGTGAACTTCTTAGCTTCACCGGTTTTAACGAAAGCCAACGATTGAGTAGTAACATCCCAAATCGTAGAACCTTCCTGCTGCAAAGTAACGTCTTCAGTCAAATCTTCAACAGCAACAGTAATCAAACCAGAACGTCCGTTACGACCTTTATAAACCGGAGCAGTAACATCTACTTGAGAATTACCAGTTCCCTCAACAGCACTCAAAGTGATCCAACTCGGTTTAGCTTTCAAAGCATATCCGGCGCGCATAACAGGTGCACCAACTCCATCAACTAAACCACCAATTTCAACAGCAGTTGCTCTTTCATTCAAAGCAGAATTTTTGACCATAATAGTAATAATTTTATTATTCGTAAAAAAGTTTGAAGTTCCGCACGCCCCACAAGCTATTCCCCTACTGGGGTCTGCAAAGCGTAGCGGAACATTTAAAAATTTAAGAAACAATCCAATTAACATTAGAAGTTACTTTGACAGTTTGTGTACCACCAGCATCTTCAAACGTTAAACTAGTTTTATCAAGATTCAAATAAGGATCTTGTTCAAATGTAGCGGTATAAGTAGCATCTTTAGTTACAATGACTGTCCTTGTAGCACTTGTATTACCATCACTCCATTTAACAAAGTGATAACCAGAATTAGCTGTAGCTTTTAGTGTAACTGACGCATTGTAATTATAAGTACCTCCACCACTAACTGTACCTCCTGTACCAGCAGTAACTGTCAATTTATACTGTCTAGTAGATATAGTCCATCTAGCGTACCAAGTCTTATTAGAAGTAACCTTAGTTGTCGTAGTTAATCGAGTACCACCAGTAGCGGCAGCAGTATCGAACCAACCTGCGAACGCATACGTATAAGTATTATCCGCAGCTCTTGAACAAGTAGGTAACGTTCCAATAGCTTCATTATAATCTTTAGTTATAGATGAAGAAGAAGGAGTACTACCACCATTAGCGTTAAATGTAAAGGTGTACCTATTAACAGCTCTGGTCACATAAGCATAATAAGTAGCAGCACCTGTTACACTCGGTGTTTCTAAAGTTAATGAAGAACCAACCTTAGTTCCACCACCGTTGGCAGCAGTATACCAACCTTGGAAAGTATAAGTGTACTGAGCATCGTTTGAAGGCATAGTCAACGTACAAGAGCCTTTAGACCCATAAGCAACAGATTGACTAGTCCTATTCAAAGATCCATATGTTGTTTGATAATTTATCGTATAACTCCGTCTAGTTGCAGTCCAATGTGCATATATTGTAGTATTACCTGCACCCATTGTCGTATTAGCAGTAACTTGCGTTCCACCACTAGCAGCAGTGTACCAACCTGCAAATGCATAGGTGTATTCAGCATCAGAAGACTTCGTAGGCGTCGGCAAAGTACCATAAGCACTTCCATATTGAACGCTCTTAGAAGCAGGACTTACTGCATTACCACCATTAACATTATAGGTTAAAGTATAACTATTAATAGACCATTGAGCATAATAGGTAACAGTACCAGTTATCTTAGTAGCAGATGAAATTTTCGTACCGCCACTAGACGCTGTGTACCAACCGAGGAATGTATAACCTGTCCTAGAACAAGTTGGAAGAGTACCTAATTCTGAACCATACGTTTTAGTAATAGTTGATGGGCTAGGAGTACCACCACCGTTACTATTGAATGTTGCAGTGTAACTTCTAGGAGTAGCAGTCCACTGAGCATAATAAGTAACGTTTCCTGTTACAGTAGTAGATGCAGATACTTGAGTACCACCTGTTGCAGCTGTAAACCAACCCTTAAATGTATAAGTATATTGAACATCAGCAGCTCTTGTCGGAGTAGGTAATGTGCCTAAAGTAGAACCATGAGTCTTAGTAGTTGACGTAGGACTTACAGAACCACCATTAGGATTCCAAGTTACAGTATATGACTTAAGAACAAATACCGGAGTAATATGAGTATTGGCAGTAATGTTAGAAACTGTCAGAGGATTAGCAGTAGTATTATTAGACCATTTACTAAAGTTATAGCCAGTACTCGGAGTAGCCGTCCAAATAGCAGAACCACCGTATTCTACACTAGACTTATTAACGCTCGCTGTACCACCAGTTGAATTAGCAGTAGTAGTTGTGAAAGTCTTAATTGTAAACTTAGCAGTTAAGCTGATATTGGCAGTAACAGCAAATGTATATGAAGCATTGCTAGATACTTTAATTGCTCCATTGTACCAACCAGCAAAATTATAAGCAGCCTTAGAAGTTGCAACTACAGTAGCATTAGCACCGTGTTCTACAGTTTGACCGGCAAGACTTACAGTACCTTTGTTTGTATCCTCAGAAGTTGCATTAACAGTGTAGCTCTTAATCTTATATTTAGCAACAAGAGTTCTATTAGCAGTTAAAGTAACACTAAAAGAAAGACTTGTAGAAACAAGATTAGAGCCTTCATGCCAACCAACAAAATCATACCCAGTTGGAGCAGCTTTAGCAGTCAATGTAACTTGTGTGTCACGATAATAAGTTCCTTCTTTAACTCCGCCTGTAGCAGATGAACCAATAGAACAATCACCAATATTTGTGATAGTAGTTCCTGAACTATTGGTAGTTAAAGTTGAAATCTTAATAGTAAATTTATCAGCTTCCGTTTGAGTACAATTAATAGTTTTCGTAATACCGCTGACTAAAACAGTAACAATAGTTGTTCTGCTTGCACCGGTATTCTTACTCGCAGTTAAACCAACCGTTTTATTACCCGTACCACTCTTAGCGGTAGGGGTAAGCCAAGAAGCAATAGCCATCTTAGTACCCCCCCCTAATTATGAAACCGTCCATTTGATGTTAGAAGTAACATTAACAGTTTGAGTTCCACCAGTATCATCGAAAGTAAGAGAAGTCTTATCTAATTCGAGATATGGATCTTGAGTAAACTTAGCAATATAAGTCTTATTAGCATCAACAGTAACACTTAGAGTTACATCATCAGAAACCTTAACTCCATCTTTCCACCAACCACCAAAGCTATAACCCTCAGCAGCTGTAGCATGAATAGTAGCAACCGTACCATCCTCAAATTCAGCAGTTTCAACTCCTAAATTAGATTCTTTATTGATACCAACACCACCTTGAGCTACACCTTCATCTTCGGTTTTAACTGTAAGTGTATAATGTGTGGGTTCAGGAATAAAATCGCATTCAATAGTAACCTTAATGTTTTTCTCAACCACAAAGCTATACTGATTATTACCGTTAAGAATGATTTTAACACCATCAACAAGTACTTTATTCAAAGTATAACCTGGACTTACATTAACTTTAATCATACAAGTATCACCATCATTATAAGTACCAGCACCTTCCATTGTAGCACTTCCGTTAGGAATAGCTTCATAGGTGACTTGGAATTTATCAGGAGCATCAACCTCAAAACGAGCTTCAATAGATTTAGAGTCATTCATGACAATATCACGTGAAGTAGTCGAGGGCGCACCCGAATCAGTCCATTCCTTAAAATGATAGCCGCTATTTGCTAATGCTTCTACAGAAACGGTAGTTCCGTCAACAATATTAGAGTAAGTCTTTGCGCCACTATAATAATCGCTCCAACTTCCATTGATCTTTGCACGACATTTACCACCCGTTCCAGCAGTAAGAGTTAGCGTTCGCATGATTACTTGATCAAACATAGCAATATGCGTTGCATTTGTTCCGGTTTTAGCAGTGAATGTTGCAGGATTATCTGAAACCTTTGCACCGCTTGTATTCCACTCTCTAAATTTGTAGTTACCAACCGCACGAGCTTCAACTAAATAAATCGAACCTACAACAGTTTTAAACGTATGTTCAGAAGTAGACCAATTAGACCAAGAACCATCACCTATACGATAACGAGTTTCATTAGTTCCATCAGAACCTACCGTAATAGTAACTTCTTCCGGTGGAATCTCTACGAACGTACAAGAGAAATCTACATTTTCAGTAATAACCTTTGAATAAGGATTAGAGTTAGAAGTAGTTCCACCAATATTCCATTGTTCAAAAGAATAACCACTATCAGGAACACCTAATACTTCAATTGTCTCACCATCAGTAATACTAATGTTAAAATGCGAAGATGCAGCTTCTGAATATTTACCAGAGCCAATCTTATATTTGCATTTACCATTAGAGCCAGCAGTGATATTAACAATATGAGTTTCAGGTGGAATGTAAGTTTCCTTGAAATAAGCAGTATAAACTTTGCGATGCAGACCTTCTTCAACAATGATATTATTTTCATTATTAGGAAGATTAGCACCAGTAGGAGTCACCCACTTTTCAAATTCATAACCGCCGTTAGCTTTACCAGCGATAGTGACAATAGTCTTTTCCGGAGCAGTGACTTCGTGTCTTTCTGCCCATTGAGACCAAGCATCATTAATATCTTTATATCGAACTAAACCATTCGCATCTGCCACGATACTAAACGTGAAATAACGAATAGCTTCTTTAAAGTTTACCGTAATCGTAAGATCTCGTGTAACAACGATGCTATATGTACCATTACCATTATCTACAAGATTACCACCAGAAGCAGTAACTGTATCAACAGCCCAACCCTCAACCGGACTAGGAACAATTATTGCAGTTTGACCGGACTTATAAGTACCGCCACCGCTAACTGAACCTTTATCAGCAGGATTAGTTATAATAGTTACATTGTACTCCTCAATAACAGGAGCATCAAGCTCGAAGTGTGCAGTATAAGTTTCATCTTTCTCAACAACAAGATCATATTGAAGATTAGTAGAAACAATACGATTTAAACTATCAGTCCAATGAGTAAAATGATACCCTTGAATTGCCGCGGCTGTTATAGAATGCCTTGTACCTTTTGGGAATGTTCCGGCACCAACTACATATCCTGCATTAGCCGGATCAGCATTGACATTAATATAGAATTGTTCAATAGGAGCTTCATCCTTTTCAAATACGCCTATCAAATCCATATCTTTCTTAATAGTAAAAGACCAATTAGGACTAATAGACATAATCTCATTAGTATGGAACTCTTTCCAACCTTTAAAGTGATAACCTTGAACAGGTTTAGCATAAAGTTCAACACGACTACCAGCTTCAAATTGGAAACGGAAGCCATCTGAGTTTTCATCAGGAACAATAGCAGAACCACTACATCCAACAATACCACCCTCTTCAGGAGAAGGAACTAAAGTAACTCTATAGTAATCACGTTTGATATGACCAGACTGCATAAAATCTTGAAGATCTTTGATGTAAGTCCAAGCACGAATATATGTATCTTGACAACCACAAGTATTATTTCTAATACCACGACTAGGATGCACATAATTAGCTTTAAGACCAATGCAAATAAGAGTGTCATCAGTCAAAGACTCACTACCAACAATCAACTCTCTATCAATAGCAATAATATTACCATCAGTAGTTAGATTAATTTCGCAACCTTTTTCATCATACATATAGTAACAACCATCAGTACGATGATAGAAGAATCGAACGTTATGCTCACGCTTAGGAAATGTACCAAGAGGAAGAACTTGTTTTAACTTGACAATTTTAATATTACATTCCATAGCATTAAGTTTAAACAAATATAACTACGCAGAACCGTTAAGCACTGCGTAGTTTTCCAAGCAACTTTAGTCAGTTGCAGTATTCAGAGAAATGGTATTATCGCCGGAACCTTTAGCTAAAGTCTTAACAGCTTCAAGTTTATCTACAACAGCATCGATCACAGCTTCCGTACCAACAATAATTTGGAATTTGCGAGGACTATTGTTATCAGCGGCAATCTCAGGGAATTGATTAAACTCAGCCGTAGAAATAACAAGATAAGCGACTTTATCAAAGCCAACTTTCGGGTCACCAATACCCCAAGCTTTTTGCCACTCGTCATGAGGATTCCAACCCATGTTAATCAGAGAATAACGAAGGTCTTCATCACTAAGAGCAACATCAGCTAAGAAACCGGATAACTTTGTATGTTCAACGGTAATAGTACCATTGGCTTTTTGATCGGCAAGAATACCGAATACGTTCATCGTCAATTTGGTAGGCTTTTTAGCAACAACAGTTATCTGAACAGCCTCATCAGCTTTCTCGATAGTAATATCAAACAACTCTTTGTTATAAGCGGTAAGACTAAGGTTTTTCTTAATCTTCTCTACCAACCGATTAACGGTATCAGTAGCATGAATCCGAACAGGTATTTGAACAATCTGAGGATTAGGATTAACCGTCAGACCATGACGATACTCCTCAGAAGAACAAATTTCAATAGCACCACAGAACTCAGCATCTGCATTATATACAATACCTTCAGCAGGCTTAAGTGCCGGATTCGTAAGACCTTTAAGAATAATAGTTTCTTTCTGATCTTTCTCCGTATATTTACGAACGTTATAAGTGAAGTTAAAAGGATTAATATCCACTCCACGTTGATTCATAAATCCACCGTCCTTAGTAGGAATTGCAGACATAATTACAAACGGCTCAGGTCTACCAGTAGTAGGCAAAGCAGTACCATAAGCAGTACAAATGCCGAGTTGACCGTTAGATAACTTAGTATCAACAGTAACATTATCGACAAATGTTTTTCCGTAACTTACAATTCTCATAGTAACGTTTTATTTTAAAGAATTACTTTCATTTATAGCAATTTGATAACCTTCATCTTTAAGTTTACCAAGAAGCTTCTGTGTAGCAAGGTTAATAATCTCGGTTTTAAACGGAAGTTCAGTAACAGTATCAGTTACAATATCAAACCTAGTAGGTTGTCTAAGATATGTGATAACAACATCAGTAATCACAAACGTATCATCCATATCTACTAAAACTCTATTGTTTTCTATCGTACATATAGGATGAATGTGTCTATTAAGACGATTGTGATACGTTTGAAGCATATCTCTACGCTGAACATCAGAAACTAAATCCATACCGGCAGATTTGCTCTCTCGCACCTTTGTAACCACTCCATCAGAAGTGATAACCTCGTATAAGCCCGAATAACGCTTGTAGTCAAATTGTACTAACTTAATAGTATATTTATCTCCAACTACAATTAGCTGTGGCGTATCGAAGTAAAACACTAGTGATTCGGGGTAATACTCGTTATTGTAGCGTTCATAAGTTACATTGTAACCTTTTCGCAGCAATATGGAGAGCATATAGTTGATATATTCAAATAGACCCTCTTTACGATAGATCTTAGCAGGATAATGAAACGTAACGGTATCATTACCAATTTGAATAACGAAATCTTCTATATAATCGGGAATAGTTTTAAATAGCTCACTGATATTAACAACGTAAATCCTAGTAGTAACAGATTCAATTGCTCGATAACGTTTAAACTTATCATATATAACACTTGCATTATAAGAGACGCCATGTAGGTAATTCGCAGGCAAAAAAGCGAAGCCTCTATTACCCTCATTTGCTAGAAGGTAAAGAGGACTTCTATATGTAGTCTTTAGCACCTGCAAATCATCGTAATAACGACCAGTCTCTTCAAAGGCTTTAATCTTTTGCGTAAGCAGTACGTCAATAGCTTCATTAAGAGCAATATCAATATACTGCGGACGAATAGATTCTTGCCTATTAGCATTAATCTGCTGAATCTTATCGTTTACAGCAATATGTGCTTCTTTACAACTACTATACATACTGACACTATTTTATTAGTTTATAACCGAAGCTTTATAAGCAGTGAAAAGTTGTGCTTTATATTCAACATTTTCAGGAGCAGCTAAGAAAGCCATAACCCCCTCAATGGAAGAACCAAGAACTACTTCCGGACGCACAGTATCAAAGTAATTATCACCGTCTTTCGTAATGACTTGAGCGGCAAGTAACTTATAGACTTGTGCCATTGCTTCTACATTCTTGTTATCAAACAGAGAAATAAACGCGTCTGCATTCGTTTGAGAAAGTTCAGCCACAGCCGTCTGCAAATCTCCATGCTCCATTTTAATAATCTGTAGAGTATCGGCAGGAGCATTACAGATAAGCATATTTCTAATACGTTTATAAGAAGACTCATCACCTGTGAACAACTGAGCCAATTTAGTAGCAGTATTAACAACAGCTTTAGTCTTAGCATCTTTCATACGCTTAACATCTTCAATGCTATGTAAGTAAAACCGAATGTTAGTAGATTTCTCAACATCTTCCGGTTTATTAGCAACAGTAGAAGTAAGCAGAGCAAGACGCCAAAGAATGTAATCTTGCGGCTTAATAGGAGTCATATACATATACAGATTCTCTTCATGAACCGCAGTACCTTCACCAAAGAGCATAGCATCAAAGATAGCTTTCTCTAATTTATTCGGAGCAACCTCAGTATTAATACTGTTCTTTTTAGCCCAATCAAGAATAGCATCACGTTTAACAGGATCGTTAAGAGAAAATTCCCAACCAGTTTCAAGCTCATAACCTTGAGCGGGAACTTCAACAGTTGAGTTTTTAAGATGCTTCAAAACGAGGTCTTGAAAGTTTACATTGCGACTATCAGCAGAAGCTCCAATGATCGTAGGAAGTATAGAAGCCATTTCAGCAGTTTTACTAGATAGAGTAAGAACTGCTTTAATGCTTGGACCGAAAATAGTATTGAAAGCACCAATACTTTTCTGATTCACGACTTGAAACATAGTCGGATTCAGCTTTAACGCTAAGGTTATTTTGCGTGAGTATATCATATAGTTTATACTTTAGTAAGTTTATACTTTACAATAATCGTAATGTACGCTTATTCAAAAATCATTTCAGCCCAGAAAGAAGTAGTACCATTAAGCATATTAATACCTTGAGAAGATATAACTTCATAGGTAGCAATATCCTCACGTGTACTTAACATCTTATTGTAAGCACCCCATTCTTTAGGAAGAGGAGTAATACCTTGGTAAATACCATATAAGTATTCACGACCTTCTTCACAAACAAGTTGGATATTAGGTTCACCTGAAGTATTATCAACAGAGTGATCCAAGAATACCATAGTGTATGAAGTAACAGGGAAACCTCCATACATACGACCGTTCTTACGATCCATCTCAGCACGAGAACCGCTATCGAACAAGTCAACAACTTTAACTGAAACGGTAGCTCCAGAGTAATGCTTATATTGATTAAAGTAAGCACCATAACTCAAAATACCACCACGACTTTGAATCTCCTCCGCACCAAGTTTATCGAAGTAACCATTACCAATAGCTTCATTCTTGATACATTGTTGGAACATCTTAGAACCACCTTTACCGGTATAAAGAACGATATTTTTATTACTCAAATCAATATCGTTACGAACTTCAAAGATACGAGAAAGAATCATATCAATAAGCTCGATAGTCATGAATGAGTATTCGAAGTAGTTACCGAATGCGATAAGAATATCACGAACACCAGCACCACGAGGAATAGGTTTGTTTGAATGTTTTTCTTGATTGTGAATAACACCGTTAATATCACGGTTGTAAGCAGAGAACCACAAATCCTCTTCTAACAAACGTCTACGCATAAACTCGAACTGACGCATTTCATAAGGCATCCAAAGAGTACCTTTAGAACCATCATCATAATCAAGTTCAAACTCGGTTACGATATTAGCAATGTTACCAGTAATAATTTTGGAGAATCTATGGAAACCAAATTGATTAGTCATTTCACTCCAAGATTCAGCAGTAGAACGAGAACCAGTAGATAATTCACCGGCAATCGTAGGAGCACCCATACCCCAATATTTACCTCTCTCAAAATTGCTGAGATCAATAAACTCATCAGGATTACCACCAAGGATAATCATTTCATAGATATATCCACCGGAAGCAGTCTGCTCACCATCGGTCTGCATACGAACCATGTGCTTTCCGTCAGGAGTAATAGCAGAATACTGATAAGGAATCCAGTTATCTTGGAACTCCGCTTTGAAAGACATAAACCCTTTACCGGGGGTTTGAGTGGGCGTAATCAAACGCACAATCGGGGAAGTGACAGTAGGTTTCCCCATAATCTTCCACTTATACTGAGTATCACCAGCATTAATAGGTTTCTTACGAGAGATATTCCCTTGACCTTCTGTAAGAGAAAGAAGAGGGAATTGATTACTGTTCCTACCCCAAAGATAAGTAAGAGACTTATTCAAATCGACAGCACCAAGAACATTAAAGTTCAATAGCATATCGGCATCAGAGTAAACCTCTTTGGAATACTGTTTTTTTCCAATTTCTCTAAGCATAGTTACGATAATTATTTATTTGAATCAATAATACCACCCGGAACAATAGGACGTCTATTAGAATTAACTTTAGTACCGCCACCTTGAGTGGATACCTTAACTCTAGGTTTACCACTAGAAGTAATGTTCAAACGACGAACAGCTTCTTGTCGTATAGATGCAGCAGCTAACTGACTAATATCAGCACCTAACAAGTTACGAAGTGCTACCATAGCGAACGTTTCATTATCAGCAAGCATATCAAAAACATCTTTCTGAGCTTGCGTATAGAAATCACCATTAACTTCAACAACAGGAGCTGTCAGATACTTAACAATATCTTTACGAGAAAGAATTTGTTCGTTACCATTAACAATTCTTTTAATACCTGCTGTTGGAATTGCAAGACCTCCGATAGTACCTTTATTAACGATCTTATCGTATAAAGAATCAGAAACGTTAAGCACTTTAGCTTTACCATTCTCATCATAGGTAATACCGTAGGCTTTATCAAGAGCTTCTTGAGCAGCTTGATATTCGGCTTCTTGCCTAGCATTTGCAGCTTCAATCTCACGTCTCTGGACATTGGCAAGATAATCAAGACTCTCTTTAGCAGTTTCAGCTAATACTTTATCAGCTTTAGAAAAACGAATAATACGTTCGATTTGAGCATCAGAAGTACCTTTACGTTTTTCAGCAGAACGAATAACAGCTTCTAACTGATCATCTGATTTATCTTCAAGGGTCATTGTAGTCCAATCAACATGATTAGCAAAACCCTCAAGAGAACCATACGTTTGTTTATAAAGAGCAGCTTGATAAATATCCGGATTAGTACGGAAGAAATTGTTGATAGCTTCACTTTCAGCTTGACGTTTAGCAAGCTCTGCAATATCAGCATCACGTTGAGCAAGACCTTCAACGGTCATTTCATATTTCTTAGGAGTACCATCAGCATTTACCGGGGTTAAACCAGAAATAGCAGAAATAGCAGAAACATCTATAGTTTCTTCTTGAGTTTCAGCAGCAGCAAACTCATCTAACTGAGCTTTAGTGTAAACAATCTCTCCATCTTTAACGGCATTACCGTCAGCATCAAGATCATACTCAACATCACCGTCATCAGTAGTAAGAACAATCTTAGTAGGAATTTCAGTTTCAGTTTCAGTTTTTTGAATAGCAGTTTCAGCAGCTTCTTCTTCAGCTTTACGTTTAGCTTCTTCTTCTTCTGCTTTCTTACGTTCTTTTTCTGCTTTAGCAATTTCTTCTGCTTCTTTAGCAGCTTTAGCAGCTTGTTCAGCAGCTATCTCTTCCGTAGTTTTAGTAGTACTACTATCAGTAACACCACCGGGAACAATAGGATTTGGCATAATGTTTTATCTTTTATAAATTAAGTTATAACAGTGGCAAATGTAATAATAATATATGTATTAAAAATGGCATTAGAAATATTATTAGAAACAGCATTAGTACCGTCTATCACACGGCTCTCTGAAATTCCAATTAATTTATGCCATTTTAAGGCTTAAATGAAGACCTCTGACGAACCCAAATTTCAATCGATATAGTTGTTCAATTCAACAAAAATAAGATCCTACATTAAGACTTCCGTGGCTTATTGGCGTTAATACGATTCATGCGCTTTTGTTCCTCAAACTTGGCACGTTCCAGATTAACTCTATCAATATCTAAGTTTAACTTAGTCATTTTAAGATAATCGTCAAGAGTACCACTATTAGATTCATCTTCACTAATATAATCATTACCATTCTTATCTACTTGAAGCTTAGCATCAGTAATAATAATATTAGTAAGATTAGTATCAGCAGCAATAGCTTCCTTAGAATCGCGATCAAGTTGAGCTTGTTCAGCTTCAAATTTACGTTGAGCTTCCGCATTAGCAGCACGAGTTTGTTCAATCTCAGCATCCCACTTCTTTTGAATCTCTTCTTTTTGAAGTTCAAATTGACGTTGAGCTTCGGCAGCTTCTTTAATATATTTGCGTAAAGAAGCAATGTTATGATTACAAACAGCCTCAGCAGCTACATCGTAATTTCCATTTTGAGCAGCACCAAAAGCAATTTCCTCAAGCTTACGTACTTGTTCATTAAGTTCAGCAGAGTTACCAACAAAGATACCTAAATTAGAATTAACAAAGTCAGTACCATTTACACGAACTTGAACAATCTCATTGGTATTAGGATCTACATAAGAACCTTCATAGCCATCAATCCAAGCAATCTTAGCAGCATCAAGATTAGCCATCATATCACGAGAACGGAAGCAATCAAAGATTTTAAGTGACCACACAGATCCCATTAGAGCCTGATTAAGTCCCATTTCAGTAACAGCTTTACCGGCACGAGCTTGAATATCTCCCGCACGCTGATCGTTCATATTAGCAAGTTCATACGCTTCTTGCTTAATAGACTGCTTAATTTGATTAATAGTCGTAAGATAATTAATCATTGTAGTATTAGCAATCTCTTTAATAGCTTGAAGTGATGCTTGTTGCTTAGCTATTTCACTATCATCAAATACAAGAGTACCATCTCGATTAGCTGCATCAAGACGCTCTTCCATAGTCATATCTTTAGTATCAGCTAAGAAACTTTCAGGTATCAATAGCCATGATCGGAATTTACTAATAGTGCGTTCCTCAACTAAAGTATAAAGACGATAAAGAGCAAGATAAGGTAATAAGCGATAAGGAATAGGTTTAGGATTATTAAGAAGCATTAAACGACTTAAACCATTATAAGGTAATTTACAATGATTAAGATTATTCACTTCTTCACGTTGAACAATGATAGGTTGAGATTTAGTATATACACCCCAATCTTTATCACCAAAACGATAAGCTTCCCAACATTGAAGAACCCAAGCATATTCAATATCAATATCACCAAGAGTAGTATCTAAGACATAATCTTCATCAACAATCTTTTGCTCAATCTCACCATAAGCATTAGTGTAAGTAAGAACACCACGCTTCATAGGAACCTTAAAAACACAATGACGAGCTTTGAGGACCCCAGTAGAGGGCAAGGAGTGGTACGGAGCAGCATTCTGCGTATCAATCGTAGGATTAAAAGCAATCTCACGAGAACGAAGCATAACAGGAGTAACTGTATATTCACCCGTACTTTCATGATTATGAATTATATCTTTGATATAAGCAATATCTCTTTTAGAAAGAACTTCTTGATATTCACCAATTATATCATTGATATTAATATCAAACTCTCGCATCCCATAATCATCATCTTCAACAAAAAGATTACCACTATCAATTCGATAATACTCAAGAGGAGAAATAATTTCAAAAATAACATCATTGTATCTTACATCACGATAAGAATAAACGCTTTCAGTACAGAACCAATAATAGAAAGCTTGAATATATTTCTCATTAGCTTTAATAAGGGAATTAAGAAGATTAAGAGTTTTCTGACCACGATCAGCTTCTTCATCAATCCAATCCTTAGCAGCTTGTTTCATAAAGTCTTCAGCAGATGGAAGATCTTTAGAAGGCTCACCGGTTTGAACACCGTTAGCATTCATGATGTTTATAAATTGCTGACGAAGAAGACTATCAAGAGCAACACGAAGATCAGCGTTACGTCTAGTGACAACATCAATATCGGCATTATAAACTTGGTAGTTATTATAGGTGTTAATGAACTCTCCTATATATTTCTCTTTAATAGGAGTAATAAAATCAACATCTCTAATCTTACCAGGCAAATCTTCTTTTCTACCATTAACGGAGTTGTAGGTCGCCATTACATATTTGTAAGTAGATTCATCTACAATCCCATTCGCAGCGTCAAGAAAGGCTTTAATATCTGCTTTATCATTATTAGAATGAGCAGTAGCAATAACCCAATCACACATAGCCTTAGTCCAAACAGCTCCACGCTTAGTAGCTTCCGAAGCAAAAACATCAGGCTTTTCTAAAGAATTAGGAATCTTAGAAGCATCCATTTAACGACGATTTAAACGATTTGCAATACGTCTGTCATTATTCTCTGTATTACCTTCAACAAGACGCTTAGTATTTAAAGAGTCTGCAAGAAAGACATACATAGCAACAATAGCAGCACTAATATGGTCGAAGTTACCCTCAGCAGTAAATCTCTGACACTCTAGAAGCAATCGAACACTACTAATAGACTTAAGTCTACGAATAGGTTTACCATCAGCAGTATATGAAAGAGGTTCATAAATAAACTCCTTTAGCATACGAAGACCATTATATTTCTTATCACCATCACCAATTACAATACCATAATCATTATTGTTAGGATTAGTCAATTTACGAGTATTGGCATTAGTTGGGTCAAGCATTAAGTAACGTCTAAGTTTATATTTAATGAAGTTAGAAACAGTCTCACCAGTACCAGCTTCCGGACAACATTCAGCATTATACATAAGACACATACCCATAGTGATTATATCATTTTGCTCCATTGTGTCCAAACGTCCTATATATTCGCATACAAGCAGTTTTTGATTTGGATATGGAGTAATAGTATTACTACGCATCCATACTTGTGCAGAATAAAGAGAATGTTTATCTGTTACGTCTTTTTGAGCCTTATCTACCTTATACGCATCTACACTAACAAAATATAAATCTTTAGGCACTTCACCATTTACTAAGAACGGACGATAATACATTCTAACGCAACCGTGAGTATCATCACGAGAACCATGCGGAACTTGATTAACAAACTCATGGAATCTACCTTTACCAAATATATCACGTTTAATACATTCAGCTTTCGGTATAAATTCAGCTTTATTAGAATTACCTAAATCATTAACGACAATCCAACCATCTTGAAAGAATCTAGTAGCATTATCATTAATTAAATCTGAAACGTGTAGATTAAGTTCAGGAGAAGCGAACATATTCTCTGTTGTATTAATGAACGCTTCGGCAGGAGTATTAGCACGTTGGGCTTTATAGATTATATGAGTTTCACTATCATTATTATGAAAGTGATTCTCTTTATCTTGTTTATCCCAAGCATAAGCAGTGAATATAATTGAATTACCACGTTCAACATAAGGTTCACAATCCCATACTTGTGGAAAGAAGAAACCACATACTTCATGACGTTTATTAATATCCCAAACGTTTTCCATGCAAAGCATCTTATTCATTTTGGGATTATAAAAGGCTTTACTAAATGCAGCCCAGTTAGCACCTTTAGTACCACCCGTACCATAAATACGAATAGTACCAACAGATATAGCACCAGACTCTGTATTAGATAAAGTAACGTCAAGAGCTTTTTGGAGATTAGGACACTTACCAGCTTCCTCGAAGTCAATCTCAATAGCCTTCTTACCTACAGCAGCAGATTCATTCTTACCAATGGCAACACTATAAAGATTAGAAAGCCAACCAAAGTTTTTAAGACCTTTAGTTGATACACGATAACCCATCAGTATATCATCAATAGCTTCTGAAATGTAACCTCTTTTCCAAAACGTATGTTCCTCAAAATGGTCAAGACATTTCTTAGCCATAAACGTAGTAGCACCTTTATCTGTAAGATAAGCTAATTGGTCAGCAGCAAGAGTTACCGTAACATTCGGAAATAAGTTAATTGTATTTGCAGCTTGACTACCACGTTTATATGAGAAACCTTTACGACGGGCTTTAGCCTTAGTAAGATGAAACTTATTATTAGCAATAAACTCATCTATTTTGAAGTTCCAATAGTCACCATCCCAATAACGAGGAAAACCCATAACAGTCTCAACGTGTTCAGCACCTTCACGTTTAAGTCTTGCACGTTCTTTATCATTAGGTGTACGTTCAATACGACCATAATTAAGATAAGTATAATGCGCACCGGTTATACGTAAAGGTTGAAGTAAACTTTCACGTTCCTCATCAGTAGTATTAGCATCAAAGAACTTAGGAATATCTTTATAATAAAGTTTAGCTTTAATAAAAACACCTTTCTTACGACGAGATGTTTCTCTTTGCCAAAATGATTCATAAGCCGGAGTACTAGGGTCATAATCACAATACGTACCATATTCATCAAAAGTATCAGCAGCTTTAGAAAGTCTTTCTATATTAATAACAATGAAATCAATATTCATAAGAATACCACCAGAGTTACCAATAAGAAAATCATTATCCGGATCATATAAAGGCTTATTAGTAATATAACTAATACCCTCGGATGCTTTCGGATATTTACTTTTATCTTCACAGAGATAATCTATAAAAGGAATATCTCCACGTTTATAGCCCCACTTATTCTCAGGAGCAGCATTGATGCCATCACAACTATTTTTCCAATAAGCATGAATAAACATAAAGTTATCAATAGCATCTTGTGAAAACTCATATTTACCATTCATAGCTTAATCAATCATATCTATTCCACCACCAACACCATTATCTATATTGTTATGCACATCCATTGAAGCAGTAAGCTCTTTACCACCACGAGCGATAATTTTCTTGAGTTTAGACTTAACGTAATTATCTTCTGCTTCTTTAAGTTCTGCAATAAGTTTAGGTAAGTCTTTACCCATCTTCGTAATCTCACGCATATAACCGAGCATACCACCGATCTCTTCTTTAGTAAAAGAGTCTTTCTTTAGGTCATTACGAAGATTCTTATTCATAACCGCCATAAGATCTTTACCAGCTTGAAGAGCATTAACAGTTTCAAAGAACATCTGTCCAACATAATTGATATTATGCTCAACAAGCCAATTGATAGCTTCAATCATATCTTTAGTTGGTCTAAAGTCTGAATTAAGTTGAGCAACCTCAATAGCATAATCAAAAGCCTTTTGATCTTTTAAACCATTACGATGAATATATCCGTCTTCATCAGCATAACAATCAATAAACTTAAATATTTTATACATAAGCTCTCTATCATTATGCCAATCATTATATATCTTAGCAAGAACAGGAACTTTAAGAATCTGCTCTATATTAAGAATAATTTTAGAACCTTCAACTAACCATACATGTAATGCCATAATCAATAATTTTATCTGTTTTATTACGAGCAACAAAAAAGCCCGTACCAACTTAATGATACGGGCAAATATAAGAATTACTTCTTAAATACAAAACATAAGAATAACAAAATAAAATCTTTATAATAACTATTACTTTACCATATATTATTAGTAATCAAATTAATAGTTTCAGTTATTTCTCTTGATACAATAATATCTTCTTCTTAATCATCAGCATCATTATAAGCATCACAGCCAACACTTAATATTTTATTTCCGATGCCTTCATCAAGAGTAACAGTTACAAATGATTTTTTTCATAATTAATTTTATGGATTAATAATACAATCACAAATACAAATTGTAGGATCTAAAGTAGAACTCTTCATTGTAACAATAATTTCTCCTCCCAAAGATCTAATATCATTCATCATAGTTTTAACTAAATTATAATTATAAGGATTCTGATATACCAGTTGACCACCAGTAAAATCGTCATTAATAAAAGTACTTCCATCAGACGTATAAGTAAACGTTTTAGGAGAATTACCAACTACTGTTATTTCAATAGTATCAATAAACCAACCTGTAGTTATAACAACTTCCGGTCTAAATGCACCTAAATTAAAAACACCAAAATAAGTATAATTAGATGAGAGTAATGCAGTCTTAGGATAATTAAATACAGCTTCTAAAGTTTTAGAAGATTCAGTATATCTTTTTTCAAAATCCATTCCACTAATAGTACCATCAATAATAAATCCTAAATCAATAATAGGATATAATGCACCTGATTGAAAAATATCTATAGTTTTAGATATCCCCTCTCCAGTAATATTTAGAACTTCTTTTCTATTCGTAGATAAAGTCGTTTTATCACAAACAATATTTAATATATTATTATTTTGTCCCGAATCAGGACTTACAGTAATAAAAGATTTTTTCATATAATATTAAATTACATTAATTCTTATAGCTAAATCTTCTTGTGTGCCAGTTGTTTTAATAAATATAGATATTCCTATACCTCCAGTAGAAGAAGTATCACGCGCAGAATTTATCTTTGCAACAATTTCATTAAGCTTAGCAGGAGTTATATCTATAATAGATAATATTGTACCTTCACGTTCAGAATTAGGAACAACCTTTGTAGTAAATCCATTTAAATCTATATTACCTAAAGACTGGTTTATAGAAGTAAGCACTATAAAACTAATTACAGGATCATTAAATTCAACTTGTAAGCTAGATACATTTTTAATAATAAATTGATTCATTGAGCCTAATATAAAATCAGTAAATTTTACATTAAACATCAAATATGTAACACCATCATTATGAATTAATTTATAAGGTTCTTGTATATTGGCATTAGAAAATATATATCCACAATCAATATAAATATAATGATTAGGATTTTGTTCTATTGATACAGATTTAGTAATACCCCTCCCTCAACCTTAAATGTAGCATATCTACTAACATAATTCTCATTTTTATCAGCATTAACAGATAAAGTTCCATTATTTTGACCTGTATCTGGAGTAACTGTTATAAAAGCTTTATTCATAATTATATGTTAATTTTTAATTTTTGAAAATTGTCTCATAAATTCACAAATTTGAGTAGCATAAGCATCTACAACATATTCAATATCATTCGCATAATCTTCATTAGCTTGAACGAATAAACAGTGAACATACTCATGCCAAAACGTTTGAGTTCTTATAGAACTAGGAATATCTTTACTTCTATCTCTAAGGATAATATAGATTAAACCAAGAACGTGATCAGAAACTCCATATTGTATTCCTTGAGTAGATTGATAAGAAACCTCAGTCATATTATAGACTCTATAGATAACTGAACCAACCTTAAAACTCTTAGGATAATCAGTATTATATTCCCAATCAAAAGTAGAATCATCCCACCAATGAGTAAATAAGAAACTCAAATGAGCCATTGCAATATCATCAAGATGAGCTTTTTCGCTATTTGGAAATTCGGCATTTAAATTAAGCTCATAAGCAACAATAATAAAGAATGCTCTAACAAGTTCTCTAAGAGATGCAGTTGAATCTAAAGCATCATTGATTTGTATGATACGTTTATCAAAATCAATTTCAGTAGTTTTGACATCAGCGTGTTTAGCTATATAATCAAAAGAACCAATCTTAAAACTAACAGATGTTACTTTCTCATTTAAATCAGTAGGAAGAAAAGGATTAAGAAAAACTGTTTTCATATTAGAATCAATAAAGTTAGAAACATAACATTAAGACCAATAGAAACACCACTGATCTTAGCCCACTTAGCAGAACGACGCATATACTTCTTAAGATCTTTAATCATATCTTTATTACTCTTTTCTAGTTCAACAATAGATTGCTTATAAACGTTCGCTTGATTCGTAAGAGTATAAAGAGTATGTTTCAAACCATCAATAAGAGTATCTTGCTTAACAATAATGCTCTTTAAAGATTTACATAAAGCTGCATCATATTCACCTTGTTTAAAAAGAATTGCAATTTTACGATTATCTTCAAGAGTATATGTAATAACAGTATCTTTAAAGACTTTCAATTCTCTGCCGTATATATCGAGCGATGCTATCATCAGAAACAACATAAACATCAGAGAAGTTCTTAATATCTGTTTCATATTTAATTATAGTTTTATTTGTATTAGCTTTGAGACTATCTATAAGACGTTCTTGTTTTATAGCGTAATTCTCCAAAGCAGAAATAACCCTACCAAGAGAATCCAAAGTATGATAAGAAATATCGGTTGTCGGTATTCGTTCTTCTTCATTACATTGAATAATATTAGTAAAACATAGAGCTAAAAAAAGGAGTGCTATCAACACCCCTTTAAAATCTATTTTCATAATTTGAACTCTTTAATATTAGTAAGAGTATAAGTAAAAGAATTACCATATAAATCTTTAGCCTTATTTACCAATGGCATAAATTTATCTTCATAATCTCTAACAGATTCAAAAACTTGACAACCAGCAGAATAAAGACCGATAGTACGAATAATTTTCCACTTAGAAGCACGATGTATATTAATACCAGCCATCTCGTAACTAATACGACCAGATAAATCAAGTTTATTATCTCGGTTATTATCACGATAAAGTGGAAGAGGTTTAACTTGAACAAGCGCAGGGTAATCACCTTTATGCTTTCCAACTTTAAATGCCCCTCTAAATTGACCTTCTTTTAGAATAGCGCAACCTTTAGAATTTATAGGTTTAATCAGATTTAAATCAGAAGGATCAGTAGTTATTGAAAACCAATCATAAGTCCATTTACCATTCATTTTAGAATTGGCATCATTAGCTTTGTAGAATACAAGAAGAAGATCATTAAATGTACCTGTATCAGCAGTGTTACATCTAATACCCCAAATGTTCAGATTGTAGTTACCTTCATCAAAGATAGCAAAATCATTAACTTTAGCAATCTTACGAAGAACGTCAATATTAGTCTTAGCTATGACGTCATCATAAGTAATTAAAGCATTCGTTAATTCACTCATAGTTTACTTGATATTATAGTTAAACAAATTGGTATTAGCTTTACGTTCTTTATTTAATTGAGCAAGTCTATAATCACAAATGGCTTTAACCTCAGCTTTAAGGTATTTAATATCAACAAAAGTAACAACCTCTTCATGTGGCATATCATCAGGAATCAAAGAATTCTCAATAGTCCTAATATGACAAAGCATATTACCAAGGCATTTAAACCCCCATTGTTCAATCAGATAATCATACATACTTAATTGAAGAGAATAATGAATACCAGTAGAATCCTGTAAATGATTTATAGGAAACAACATAGTTTCATTAGTAACAATGTACTTATCTAAGTCAATAGTACCATCTGCTTTCTTAGCCCAATATCCACCTTCAAATCGAATAGGTGCTTTATTAGTTTTCCAATCAAGAATAAAGAACTCATCCCCTTTAACAAATAAAATATCAACAAGACCTGAAATCAAATATTCTGGATGATAAACACCAATCTCAGCATAGATCTCAAATCCCATAGAAGTCATATCCTTAATAAACTCGTAAATTTGAGGATACCTATCAGCAATACCAACAACTCGAAAATAATCAAGATCGAGTCTGCCATAACTATGAGTTCTTATAATATCATCTACTGTATAAATACGACCATCAATAAAACCATTCGCATTTAAATAGTAGTTGTTACATCTTTTCACACATTGTTCTAGGAAATTATGCTTTTCAGTTCCCTTAGCACAAGCCTTTTCAGTTTCAATCTTCCATTCAGCAAGAATCTGTTTAACAGTCTTACCTCTATATCGAATATATTTACTATAATTTCTATGAGTAGGAGGAACAGGACGACTACCAATATTAGCACAAGCTTCAGCAATAGCTTTCCAATCCTTTTGTTCTACAAACTTACCAATAATAGTAGTAGTAGATATATACTCTCTATCAAGAGCGTCAGTATATTTATGCTTTTCCTCGTCGAAGAAGATCGGCAAGTCTCTGGGTATAATCTGCGTCATAAGCTGCTTTATCAGTAAGTTTAAGGAATAGCTTCTTTCGTAATCGTTCATAGAACGCTTTGTGACGTTCTTTCATATATTCATATGGTAAAGAAGTCATCTTATTAAAATCAAAACCACATTCAGCATAAATATCGTAAGTTTCAGGATGAATCCAATGTTTACCAAAGGAAGGTATTTCAATCTCTCTATCCACACGTTGCATTGCAGTAAGAATAGACATCCACTGACTATCTGCAATATCATTTAGAAAACGTTCAAAATCTTCTTTATTACGAATAAATGTAAGAAAGTCTCTACACCAAATCTGTTCGGGAGTATAACGTTCAATAAAATGACGACCTTTTTTGGTCTTATAATACATCTTAGTAGGTTCCTTTCTTTTACGATCTACAACTGCAACCATTCTCTCATAAAGTCTCGTGACTTGAAGAGGAAATAACCTAGCGCCTTTAGCCATAACAGAATTAGATTAATAAATCACACCACCAATTTGATTAAGAGAAATAAGATTACATTCCCAAAATTCAACTTTACCATCTTCACCAACAATAAGCTTACTACGATCTTTAAGACCCGGACGATTTTCGACAACTCTAAAGTTATCATTACCACCAAGAACATCAATAAGCTTTTTGTCAAGATTTTTAATCTTATGACTTAGAGGTACACCTTTGCCACCATAAGACATATCAAGAACAACTTCACGTCCAAGCATATACGGCGGAACATTGTCAGGAATAGCAATACAATAAGTAGCTTTAGGAACTTCTCTATCGACTTTCATAACATCAGTTACTTCAAGCGGAGACATCTTATATTGATTTGCAATAATAACTCGACCTTCGCCAACCTTAATATTACAAAGAGAACCTGGCGCAACACAAGCTGTTTTAAGATTATTCTTATCAGCTTTAATAGCTTCGATTTTAGTTTGAATTGAATCCATAGTTTAAATAATTTACTTTATAAGATAATCAATGTTAATAGGCACAATCTCATAACCTCTACAAAGACCTGCGTCAGTATAAAAGGTAATATTATACAACATTAACGTAGCACTAACTGCAACAGTGTACATAGTAGTAGGTTTAAAAGGAGGACGGTCTTCAAAAGGGCAAATGACAAAAACGGAAAATCTTTATCCAACACGTCCTCAATGTGAAACAAAGTATAAAATGAGAGTAACAGAATTGCCATTAATAATAGTGGGAGTACCAACAATAGCAGCGATGTCTTCAGTTACAGCAGTAGTCAGTACTCCCGACTTCATTATGAGTAAAAGGTCACTCACAAAGATATGAATAAATTAGATATTACAAGGGATTACTTGAATATCTTTTTCTAAACCTTATATTTTTCTGTTTCAAAGGCAGTATTCAATAGAAATCTCAATAGTACTAGCGTCTTCACCCGGATTTGCAGCCACGCATGCAGTGCCTTGTTCTTCTAAATGCTTCGAATCAATATGCAAAGCATTCGCAGTACTACCACATTCATACCTTTGTCTATATACACACACGCACGTGTGCGCTATGCAGAGTTTTGCGATATATATAAAGATATATATAAAGATTACTAAAGGTAATATCAATGACAGTATTACTACTTCAAATTCGTCCGTCCGTAATATGTATTTTAATTATATTCAAATAAACCTCTTATCACCCACCAATACTCACCTACTCATATCTCCTCTTATTACCCCCTATAGTCCCCCTCTTTTCTCCCCTTTTCTCTCCCTCTCTTTTCCTCCCTCTTCTCTCCTTTACAAAGCACCCCGAAGCTACTTAAAATAGCTTTAAATATAATAGTATTACCTTTAGTAAGTATATGCCCTTCTAAGTTCCTTTAAGTATCTTTAGTAATACTTAGAGTAACATTAAGTAAACTTAGAGTATATATAGGAGTTTCACCCTGCTCAATGCAAAATGTAACAAAGCTACGAAAAGCATCTGTAATACTTAGAGTAACAATACTATCTTGAATAGCTTTGCAACTACCAACTCTAGGAGCTTTGTAACGATCAGCAGACCCCAGTAGGGAAGAAGGACTGGTGACGCGCGGAACATCCGCATCATCGCCCGTATTATCAGAGTTGGTATAAGCATCTTCGATGTATTTTGAATAAGCATGAGTAAGATTCATAAGTTTTGCAGTGGTAGAAGTATCTTTAGTAATATTAGAATAACCATGAGTAATAGCAAAATGTTGCTCCCTTCCACACCTATTTCCCTACTGGGGATTACAAGGCTCATCAAAGTTATTATAAATACCGGTAGTATTAATACTATTACTACTTAGAGTAACTCTGATATTACTTGTAATATTATCTGTAATAGAATCAACGTTACCACATTTCAGCTTACATTTTTGGCAAACTATACACTGAATTTTGATAATGCTTATGCTGATTGTCTTAATGTTACTCTAATTAATTTTAAAGCTAATGCCAATTATATTAAGTATGCTTTTAGTATTACTCAAATTACTTTGAATATAAGTAAGGCTTCTTATTTAATTCACATTGCAAACTCTAATACTCGAATTTGTACACAGAGTAATTTAAGTGCTTATTCTAATTCTTTTGATATTGCAATTGCTTAAGGAACTTTGGATATAAGCAGGGCAGCTAATTTAATTCATTTTGCAATTTCTATTACATAGGCTCGTCTTTACCAATCTTCTATTATTAATTCTAAAGCATTTTCTAACACTATTACTATTCAATTTTCTATTGGTTTTAATGACACTGTTGTTCGACTTTATACCGACTATGAGAGTTTGTGTGCGGGAACCTATTCTATTGCAATTTATTGCAGATATTCTCTGGATTTTATTATTGGTTATTTTAAGGCTTTTAGTAATGCGATTTTTAATTTTGATTCTTATGGAATTTCTATTGATTTTAGTGACGATAATTCTAAGACTTCTATTAGCTCTATTGCATGGTTTATTCTCATGATTCTTTTATTGCAAATTCTAAAACATTTTCTATTGTTATTACAATTATTAATTCTAAGACTTTTAGTGACTCTGTTGCTTGATTTTATACCGATTGTGAGAGGCTATTTACGGGGACCTCCTTATACGACAGCACCCCTCTTGTAATGCTTGGGGGAATACCCCCGTCGATGATTCATGAGGAATGATTTTCCGAATTGGAATTGCAATTTTCCATAGAGATGTTGCAGTTACAATTTCTATTACCTCACGACTATCTCCGCTTGATAGCATGGATTTAATTAAAATAAATATTAATTTTGAACCTCACGATCCTAAGGTGAATCGTATCTATCTTATGAATACAATGATTAATGCTCCTGAAGTTAAGAAGATGAGTGCAATTGTGTTGAATGCAATTGCTGTTCTTAAAGACACTGAGGATTATCAAGATCGTTATCTAATTGATTGCAATGATCTAGAAGGTAATACTATTGAACGCTTGTTCATTGGTAAGAAGATCTTTGATAAGATCGATGGTCTTGTTGGTAAGATCATTGATGTAGTCTATAAAGATTGCATAGCTGATGTTACTCAGTATATTGATGATGAAGACATCAATGAAAAGGTGAAGTTTCACACGACTACACACAAGCAAGTAGTTGATGTTGTTAAGACTAATGATATTAACTTGTTGATTGCTTGTGCTAAGCATGGTATTAAGGATATGTATAATGAATTAAAAGAGTTAAACAAATGAGAGTATTAAAGACGTTATTGAAGTGCATCATCATATTGGTGGTGCTCTTCTTATTATCAGCTGCTGAGAGTTTAGCTGATTGGTTTGCATCAGTTATTGATGGTGATGTATT